GTGCTATCTGATACAAAACTAAAAAACTTAAAGCCACAAGATAAGCCTTTCAAGGTGGCAGACCGTGATGGTTTGTATGTCATGGTCTTGCCTTCAGGGTCTATCTCCTTCCGGTACAACTATAAAATAAACGGGCGATATGAAACGCTGACCATTGGTAAGTACGGGAATATCTCGCTTGCCGAAGCGCGAGAGCTTCTTGTGGAGGCGAAAAAATCAATTTCTACCGGAAGTTCGCCTGCGCGAGCGAAGGCCCGGGAAAAGAAAAAGCTAGTTAAGGCTGATACTTTTGGCGAATGGGCTGAAACGTGGCTGACCAAGTACGTGATGGCAGAATCAACGCGCGATATGAAGCGGTCTGGGTATGAGCGTGATCTAAAGCCATTCGCGAAGTTGAAGATGTCTGAATTTACGGATACGGATTTGCGAGCGCTATGCGAAAAGATTGTGGAGCGGGGCGCGCCTGCGACGGCAATTCATGTGCGAGAGATTGTGCAGGCGGTATATCGCTATGCCGCCGATAAGGGGCATAAGTACCAAAACCCAGCCGACACCATAAAACCAACCTCGATTGCTATTTTCAAGCCTCGCGAGCGAGCGCTTTCACCTGAAGAGGTGGGTATTCTTTTTGAGTATCTGGATAAGGAACCGTGCTTCCCCAGTATCAAGATGGCGGTCAAACTGCTGCTTCTAACCATGCTTCGAAAATCAGAGTTGATTGAGGCAACGTGGGACGAGATCAATTTTACGAATGCGCTGTGGACGATACCGGCAAGCAGAATGAAGATGTCGAAGGCGCACAATATCTATCTGTCTAGTCAGGCGATAGACATTCTCACGGCGCTGAAAATGTGTGCCGGTGGGTCAAAGTATGTCTTGCCGGGGCGATACGACGCTGACCTTACGATGAGCAAAGCGACTCTAAATAGAACAATGACGCTTGCATGTGATGCAGCCCAAAATGCAGGGCGGGCACTAGAGCATTGTGGCCCGCATGATCTGCGTAGAACGGCATCAACGATGCTGCATGAGTCCGGCTACAATTCAGACTGGATAGAGAAGTGCTTGGCGCATGAGCAGAAGGGCGTGCGTGCCGTGTATAACAAAGCCGAATATGCAGAACAACGCCGCGCCATGCTTCAGGATTGGGCGAATATGGTTGACCAATTCACTAAGCGGCCCTGAGCTGGGGAACTAAGCACTGGCGGCCCGCGCTTTTTTGTTGCTCCATCCACGCCTCGACTTCTTGTAAATCCCAAGCGACTGCTCGAGGGGTTATCGCAAATCGACGTGGAAATTCACCTCGCTTTTCCATATTTAGAATTGTTCTATCTGAAAGCGGGACTATGGTGAGCAGCTTTTTACGGTTAATGAGCATTTTCCCTGGTGTTTGCATTTCGTGCATTGTGATTTTCCGAGCATTCATTTTGTTACCTCATTAAGTCTTATTTGATTGTTGAATTTTCAATTCACGCCACACTAATATGTGTGAAAAATACGCAAATTTGATACGCGATGACAAATACGGTGATGATGTGTAGCAGCCTCAAAATTCATTCCTTTCAGTAAAAATCCTCGATCTTGTTGTTCCTGTGTGGTTGAGCATCGCTCGGTACGAGCGTAGTGCGTCGGTTCGGTCGCGTCCGCCTGATTCATGCTGACGTAGCCGCTGGTGGTATCGGCTGCGTATGTAGTGGCCGGCTGATATGTGCTCGGGCCAGACGACATAACCAAGAAACGGGATCCCCGCGCTGGCGGGCGCAAGCCGTATTTTGTGCGGATGGATGGTTAATCCGTAGCTGGCCAGCTTGACGGTGATCTGCTCGCAAATTGTTTGCAGCTCTTCGCGTGACTCACCCATGATCGCCATGTCATCCACGTAGCGGATGTACCTTTTCACTCGCAGCGTTTCTTTAACCCAGTGGTCAAAGTCATTCAAGAATATGTTGGCGAATAGCTGCGAAGAAAGGTTGCCGATGGGCATTCCTTTGGCGGACACCTGCCGGTACAGGGTATTTTCACCAAACAAGTGATCGTAGCTATCGTCTGTTTTGAATGAGTCGATCAGATTGACCAGAAGCACGCGCAGATCATGATCTCCGATGTAGCGCAATACCCGCTCTTTGAGCATGGCATGATTGACAGAGTAGAAATACTTGCTGATGTCGAGTTGCAATACCCAAGTTGCTTTGCTGCTACGTGCGAATTGCGCCAGTCTTCGGATTGCGGCATGGGTTCCGCGACCGGGAAGATTGCCGAAAGTATCGTGAATGAAGCGTGGTTGCCAGATCGGCAGCATGTACCGGTACAGCATCCAGTGAATGATGCGGTCTTTCATCGGAGCATCAACAACATCGCGCCACTTCTTTTCGCGGACGACGAAAGTTTTGTATGGCCCGAAGGTGTAGTTACGCTCACGCAGTCGTTTCTGGATGGTAATTAGGTGACGCAGCGGGTCGGTAGAAAAGCGCTGAATGCGCAGATTGTGCGATTTATCCTTGCGAGTGTTCAGCCAGCAGGTGAATAGATTTGGTAGGCTGGTTAGGTGAAAAAATTCACTGCCGCATTCCACTGCGCCGCCCGTAGGCATCGCAGCGGTTTTCGGTTGGGCATGTTGCCGAGCTTTTGGAACTTGCGCTCCGGGAGATTTTCGACCAAGAGTTGACCTTCCGTGGGTATCCCCAGCGTCTAGGCCGTTTATCCTTGGGTCAGCGGAAGCCGACGTTGTCGTTGCGATTCTCGGGGTTGTCGTTGTTGAGATTGAACACACCGGCATTCGAGTTGGAGTTCCAGTAGCCGCCCCGTATGAGCGCATTGCCAGACCTTTCAGAAAATCCCCCCCATTGTTCATGGCTGCACTCCTTGTGAGCGAATGAGCCCGCCAACGAGACGACCAAGTTCAACGGCTAGACCCGCTCTGTGCTCAAAGTTGAGCGCAAGTATTCCTAGCCTTTGAGCCTGTGCGAGATAGTGCTTGAGCAGGTCAATATCGGCGGAGAGAGACTTGAGTAGCTTCTGTTTATTGTCCTCAAGGCCGTATGCCATAACCCCGCGCATGATTCGACCGATGCAGATGCGTAGATTTTCGCCATAGGTGGTGCGCAAGTCGCGCGGCATCTTGATAATGTCTTGCAGGAGCTGCGTGTCCAGGTCTTGCGCCTTGGCCTTGAGCTGGAAACATGCGGCATCTGGGCTGGATAATAGTTGGGTGGCAGCAGCCTTGTTCACTTCGCCGCGTTGCTTGAGGTCATCGATCACATCTTGGATGACTTTCGTGGAAACGGATTCCAGTACCGAATTGTTACCTGTCGGCTGGCTGGATACATAAACTGTGTGGCCGGTTGCCTGGTTGCCCAGCGCAACGACGTATGGAATGCCGAACTCTTCGACTACCGCCCACAATCTGCGCTTGAAATTTCCGACCGGAAAGCCGATTCGAATATGCGGCTCGGTGGCGGCCCCGATGAGTTTGAGTTTGTACTTTTTCAGCGTTGCCAGCGCGTATGCCGTGCGGTCATAGCCATGGAGGAAATTACCGGATTGCACCAATATCAAGTGGCCGGCGTGTTTCTCTTCCAGCTTCTGCGCGATGGTCGCTACCGGATCAGCCTGCCCGAGTCCAGCCTCAATTCCCTTGAAGGCGCTGATGCTGAACCTGGTCAGTTCGTCGTTTGTTGGTGTCGGTATTTCTTGCATGATGTTCCTAGTTAATTTAGCGAAGGCCACGGCTACGCCGCGACCCGTGACCAGCGATCAGAGACTCTTGGTGCAGCGGAAGCCGACGTAGTCGAGGCGATACTCGGGGACGTCGTAGCCGAGACGGAACACACCGGCATCCGAGCCGGAGCCCCAGCAGCCGCCCCGAATGAGCGCACCGCCAGACCAGTTCCGCTCTCCGTCAGGACGGTATCCCATGCCTTTTTCTTGCGACGGATATGGGGCGGTGGTAAGGCTTGGCGAGTCTGCCTTGATGATGGTGGTCAATCCAACGTCATTGCCCTGCACGTCGTCAAAAATCCACGAAAATACGTTGCCATTTAGGTCGCAAACCTTCTCGCCGTTCGATAGCGTCAACCAGCGGCGCTCCTTTGCATCGAGTGATTGGAACGTGCCAGGCTGCGCGCTCGAAACATTCCCCTTGCGTATGCCACGGAACAGCTTTCCTTCGCCAGCTTTGCCCTTCGTCCAGTTGCAATCTTGCTGGGCGGCATTGAGCCTGATCGCCAGTTCCTGTTTTTCAGTGACGAGTTGGCCGCCAATGTCTGCGCACGCCGCTTTGGCCTCTTCAAAGCTAATTCGCACCCACGGTGTACCATCCTCGGTGATAACGGCCTTCCCATCTCCCCCCTTGCTGCAGGCGAATTGCCCATACTGGAACGACGGAACCACGATGCCACTTGGCAGTGTCATTTCTGGGACGGTGATGAATTTATTCTCGGCTTGCATGGTTATCCTCTCGGTGATGTTGTTGGGCATTTCTCATTCGGTATGAAACTCTCGCAGCAATCTCCAAATCCAAAGTCAAATAGTCCGTAGGACTGGAAATCGCTAGGTTGTGCCGTGAATCGCTTGCACTCTTCCTTGCTCGGGCATTCTTTATTCAGGCAAAGCGTTATATCGGCGCACATTTGGAACCTTTCTCAATAGCCGCGTTGAGCCTTTCCTCAATATGCCCAGTTGGCACACCAAGATCGCTGCATAAGCAGTGAGCCAGCGACAGCCAGCGTGCATTGTTAGGATTCTCAGACCAAAGAAACATCGGCTCATATTCCTGCTCAAGTTGCTCTTTGGTGTATTCATCGCCATCATCCATGCGGTAGCGCCGATCTTCTGTACTGTAAGTTCCGACAGAAATTTCACCAGTGAAATTCATGTCTCTTATAACCACAATGTCTGGTTGCTCACTCATTCGATCACCCCGCGAAATGTTTTTTCCAAATACGCTCAAGAACCTCAGTTTGCTTATCGGTGAGCGCTGGCCGGTGCTCAATGCTTTCTGCAAACTCTGTTTCCCACTCGGTCAGATCGGAAGTGCCGATCATTCCGCATACCTGCGCCTTCATCGTTGCCACTGAAATCATCTTGCTCATGGCTTAATCCTTCCAGCATGAAAGCGCTGCGCCATCGGAAGTAACCATGCTCGCGCATGTGATTCCCGGCTTTGGCGATTGGAGCATCAGCGGTGTTGTGGCGTTACTGAACCAACGCATTCCGTACATCACGGCAAATAAAAATGCGATGGCGGCGGCGAAGCCTGCGATCAATTTAAGCAAGTTCATTACATCGCCCTCCAAGACACGCCAGCGCCTGGTGCGCCATGCCACATGAAGGGAATATCGTCGTCAAAATTATCGAAAGCGCCTTTTGCTGGTGCGCTTCCTTGTGGCTGTTGCTGACGTTCTGGCTTGGGTGCTGGCGCGGCGCGCGATGGCTCGGCTTGTTCGTGATCGCCGCCTTGCTGCCTGCTACCGAGCATCTGCATTTCATTCACGATAATCTCGGTGGTGTAGCGGTCTTTGCCTTCTTTGTCCTGCCATTTGCGGGTTTGAATCTTCCCCTCGATATAAACCTGTGAACCTTTTTTCAGGTATTCACCAGCAACTTCGGCTAGGCGGCGGTAGAACACCAAGCTATGCCACTCGGTCTTTTCTTGTTTCTCTCCGGCCTTGTCTTTCCAGTTTTCGGACGTTGCCAATGTGGCATTGGTTACAGCCTCGCCATTGGTCATGTAGCGAGTTTCTGGGTCTTTCCCAAGTCTTCCGACCAAGATCACTTTATTCACTGACATTTGTTTCTCCTTCTGTTGATTTTTCTCGTTGAATTCTCCAGCACTCGCCAGCGCGTGGTTCGTCATGTCCACATTCGCATTGCGCGCTGTTTTTGCATGACACCTTGTATCCGGGCTCGCAGGTTATAAAGCTGCTTGAATCGCATGGGGCTAGGTCGTCTATCTGGCACGCGCATTCACCAGGACAGAACAGGCCGTCGTAGCCGTATCGCTTTAGGTGAGCTGCAACCACCTCTTTGACGTTCATGCGGCTACCCCAATAGTGGTTATCAAGATTGAAGCGTCCGTTGCAGCGAACTTGCCCGGCTGCCACGACAGGACTGATTTGTTTGCGCGTATCACCTCATTCAGCTTTGCGAATGCTTCTTCAATCTCGGGTGGAAGATCGCCGTCCTCGGGAAGATCATCTGAATAATGTTCGAGCGCATCAATCTCGCTTGCGTAAACTGGTACGGCGATAATCAGGCACAGTTCTTTCGGGGTGCATTCGTGTTCATCGCAATATTCAGCCAAGCGATCACAATCTTGAAACCACTCATCGTGCGCTTCGGAATAGAGCATGTCGGTACCGTTCCAATCGGCGCGCGGCATTGCTTCATACTTTTCTTGCCTTGCTTTTGCGTGGCAGTCACGGCAGTAACTGTGAGTAGGGATAAGTTCTCCACATTTTCCGCATGGGCGATGTGTACAGCCGTCGTAGCGCGCCATGTGTTCATCGTTGCCAAAGAATCTGCCTGCTCTCGAAACCCAGCCTGTCACTGTCTGAATGCTGGCGGCTTCTTGTGAGTCGTAAGCTACGATCTGTTCGCTCATGCCGTCACCTCTGCAACTTTCACGAATTCATAAACACTCTTTACTTCGGCATGAATGAATTTCCCCGCAGATTCGGCGGCAAGCAGTTCTTCATACAGCTTTGCCGGAACGTCTTTGTAGTGATACGTCCCGCCGTTTTTGTATTGGACAGCGAGGATGCTAGTGGCGGCGTCATAGCCATGCGCGATCACTTGGCTTGAGTTGGTGCATGGCGTCATCGTAATTTTTATGTTTTCCATCAAAATCTCCTTTTTCATTTCAATAATTACTGGGCCGTCTCTCATATCGCCAGTCATGCGGCCATCAAGTGCCGCTATTTCTGATGCATTCATATTTCTCCATTTTGAGATCGCGAAGTCACCGCGAAGAAGGCCGCGCGGCTTGCCTCTCTCTCCGCATCCAAATGAAATTCCATTTGATCTGCACCATTCTTCGGCTGCGTACATGGCGGCGAATGTGCCTTGTTGTTCAAATACAAGCCTCATCGCGTAGCCTCCTGATAAGCGAGATTTATTTCGGTCATGGCCGCTTCGCTGCCGCCCTTGTCTGGATGGTGATCGGCAGATTTTTTGCGGTATGCCGCCTTGATCTGCTCAGGCGATGCGTCTCTGCTTACTCCGAGCACTACCCACCAATCGCGAGTGATCGATGCGGGCAGGGCAAGGAATCCCTGGAACGTAGCGCGCACCAGCGCCAGAGTGCCGTGGCGCAACTCCACGCGGCGCGCCTCGATGATGTGGTGAATGGCCTGCAGATTACCTTCCACGCTGCTGTAACGATCTACGGCGATGCAGACTTGTAGGCCGTCCCAAGTAAACCAGACGGACACGCCTGCATCTTGCGGCTTGTTCACGCCAAGCGTTACGTTGCTGCTGATCGTCAGGCCGTCCAGCTTCTTGCCACTGTCCGCAGCAAACAATCTCAGACTTTCCTGCACGTTTTTCAGCGCACCGGCTACCAGCTTGATCGTGCCGTTCCACTTTGACTGTCCGTGCGAGTCCTTTGTGATCGTTCCTTCGTATGGCTGTCCAACACCTGAAAATCTTCCGGCCATCGCTTCTGCATAGCAATTTCTGCATCCGTCGGATACGCGCGAACATCCGCGCAACGGATTCCATGTTTCGGTACACCAAGCGATACCCCCGTTGCGTTGGTCAGCCATTTGTATCTCCATTTAGGTACTCGAACTCAATTCGAGTAATGATCGTTTCAGGCGTGCAGCCCTTATGGCTTGCGCAGAACATCGAAACGAATTCTGACGGCCAACAATAGGACGGATGATCTGCAAATCCTTCGAGCGCACATTCGGCGAATCCGTAATCTGTATCGTCTGTCATCTTGCATAGCGGTTCTCGCCGAATTCCGATCACGCGAATTGGCCCGCGTAGTGGCTCAATCTTTTCACCTGGCTTGAGCCCCATGCACTTGCGCACGGGACGCAACATGTCGCCAGGTTTAAGATTCAGCCAGCCGAGGCGGCGAGTGACCGTTTTTGATTCATCCATGATCTGGGTTGTTGTCATGGAAAAACTCATGTTTCTCATGCTGTACCCTCAATGCATTCGCGCATCATCGCGTAGGTCTGTTTTGCGCTTCCATTGCCATCGCGCCAGTCAGGACATTCAGAATCCATCGTTCCGCATATCTCATCCCATCGGCTTACCAGCCTTGTCCATTCAGGGCTAACAGCAGCCATTTCCAAGATACGCGGAGAGAATTCTGGAACTTGCTCAAGCAATAACCGGCAGCGCTTCAGATCATCTGGATCATGCGGATAGGATAGACGGCCGTTTTTCATTTTCTGCCCAGACAGCGTAAAGAAAATTGTTTCGCTAGATGATCCTCTCTCGCCATCCAGCAGCCAGCGCGCGGCATGTGCAGATAACCCAATACTGGATGCTTCGCGTGCCTGCTCTTTCAGCTCATCGCATGCAGGCAGGTTAAGCAGCTTCTTCGTATCCTCTGGCATCCCGGCTACTATCGCTGCGCCAAGGTGTTTCGCCGCACGTACATCTATCACCGCGCCATCCGGCAGCATTTTTAAGAGCGCGCCCATATCACTAAGAGGAACGGGGCCGGTAATGACTTTGCAACCGCCTATTGTTTTTACTGTGTATCCAGGGGAGTTCATACCGCCAACTCCATCTGTCGAGCGCGGATGCTGATTTTTGTATCTTCGCCAAGCATTTCAGCAATCGTTGCAATCTCTGACCCGTGCGGCTTGAACGATGCGCTCAAGGTGACACGCACGCGCTGGAAGTCGGTAAATTCTTCGTTGTCTGAGCCGCGCGGGTCGATGTACGGCTCAATCTCAAACTTGGAAAGTCGCGCGTCAATGAACGTAAACCCGCAAAGCTCGATCTCCATGTTGACGTGCTCTCCGCTCCACTTGACCGCTCCCATTGCTGGAAAGCGAACCGAATCCTTGTCGAACAGGAAGCTGCGTAGTGTTGGGTCGAATTGCGGTAGGACTGCAACGGCAACCTCGTCGATTTCCAGCTTAATATCGACGGCCAGTTCCTTATCGTCTTGAGCGCCTTCTTTGCGTGCATTGATGTGCTTGACCGATGCAACGCTGTTTTCTAATTCAAGTGCCATGATTGATTTCCTCGTTGGTTAAAGTTCAAGCCTGCTTGCGTTTGGTTTCTTTGATGGCTGCCATGTTTGCAAGGTTCGCGCGCACCAGCGCGGTCGCAAGCGGCGGGCATACCGAGTTGCCGCACATGCGCACCTGTGCGCTCTTGGTCAGCTTCAATCCTTGCTCTGGCTTGTCGCCGATGATGTAATTCTCTGGGAAGCCTTGAGCACGGAATAATTCGCGAGGTGCCAACATGCGCAGGCCGATGTCGGTGATCGCATATTCTTCACCGTGAACTGTGACGAGCCCGAATCGATCTTTAGCGGTGACGGTGTGATTTGGTTCGTGGAGAGATACGCCGTCTTGCTCATTGCCGTAATACTTGACTAGGAAAGCGCGCACCTCGGCGAAATGCGTCCCTTGAGCGCTGAGCGTATGTAATGGTTCATCGTCAGGTTGCCCGATGTTGTCGCCACGCATCTTGACCAAGTTGCTGGTAACGATGCCGTGGATATTGCCTGTGCTATCTCTGGCAGGGTTGCCGCCGGCGGTAATCGTGTGGATAGGGTCGCTTAGTTCGCTACCAACCGAACCAGACCTGAACTTTGTTAGATGCGCAGATACCAGCGAATTGTGATCGGTGCTGGTGACGGTATGTAATGGCTCGTCATGCAGATCGTGACCAACTACGCCGCCATAGTGCTTTGCCATGAAGGCAGATACCAATGCGTGCCGATTCTCTGTGGTTTGTGTCTGCAACGGCTCATCCATGCGGATACCGCGCACGTCTCCTGGGTATTTATCCCCGTAATAGGTGGAGATTATGGGAGCAACAAGGGCATGTTTTGCGCCGCCGGCAACTACAGTCCCGAGTGGTTTATCCAAGCCTGGTGCGCGCGGAGATTGCCCGGCACGTTCTCCGTACCCAGTCTGAATCAGGGTTGGTGCAATCAATGCGAAGTGACCACCTTTGACCTGTGCGCATTGAGTACGAAGCGGCTCATCTGCGGCCATATTTCGCTGGTTGGAACCATTAGCATGTTCGGTGATGAATGGAGTTACCAATCCATATCCGCCGCTTGCCGTGATCGTTGGCAAAGGTTCCGCCATGCTCCGGTGTCCTTTACCCCAGCGTTGCGCGGCTCCCGGCTTGCCTTCTCCATGCGCGGCGGTAACGATAAATGGTTCCGCTGCGTTCACTACATAGCGCATGATTCCCTTTGCTACGCGGCGCAATGTGTTATCTGCGAGAGGGCGAATAACGCCGAGTGCGCGAGCCTCTTCCTTGCTCAGAAAGATAGATGGACATGGAATTGACCAGTCAATGCACTCTGCGGCAGTACGCCAAGGCTTGAGCTTCCCATTCTTTACGTTATCCTTCTTTGGGTCGCCATGTGTCGGCGTCGGCCAGACGATTGGCTGTCCGTCGCGACGTGCGATCAGGAATAAGCGCTTTCTGATGGTTGGAGCACCAAAGTCGCAGGCGCGTAGTTCTTTATGCTCAACTGTGTAGCCTTGGCGTTGAAGCGCATTGCGGAACGCATTGAACTCGCGCCCCTTGTTCTTTGGGCAAGGGCGCATATTTCCATCAGCGTCTTCGACCAGCGGCCCACAGGTTACAAACTCTTCGACATTTTCAAGCATGATGACGCGAGGTTTGCGAACCGCTGCCCAGCGCAGCGCCACCCAAGCCAGCCCGCGAATCTTCTTTTCGACCGGCTTGCCGCCCTTGGCTTTTGAAAAATGCTTGCAGTTGTGAACAATGATGCCTTCAACCACGTAGCTTTCATCTTCTTCAACGCCGATATTGAATACCTCTGCCGATTCGCCAACGTCCGACTGTTCTCGCACCGGACACCATTCGATTCCATTCTCAATGTACGTTTGTGCGTGTTCAGCGTGCACGTTATGCCGCCAGCGAACTTTGAACAGGTCGCGCGCATTGACCTCACGTCCCTCAATAACGCTAGAATTAGGGCGGCAATAAACTGCGACCGTCTTACCCAGGCTATTGGCAAGTGCCTTTAGGCCGAATGCCAGAGATTTAGATACCGTGTGCGCTTCGACGAAATCCTCGAACTTGTGTCCGTCTGCGCTGAGATAGCCTTCCAGCAGCGCCTCACGGGCACTTACCGAAAGACCAAGCGCCCAAGCCGGGACACCCTTTGCCTCAGCGCGATGACCAAAATGCTCCCGAAGCCATTCAACCAGTCCGCGATGACTTGTGGTGAACTGGTACGCGGTGCGAGTTTGACGCTCGTGCCATGCAAGTTCATTTCCAACCGATCTGTCGCCGACTCGCGGCCAACGATTCAGCAAGTCTCGCAGGCGATCAACTTCATGCATTCCGCAGGTGATTACCAACTCGGCGCGCGTATCGGTCAGGCGTGTCCATCCGTCCCCAAGGTAACGCCCAGCAAGCCAAAGAAATTCATCGGTCAAGTCAATACCGCGACCCGCGACACTTGGTGCGACCGATGCCGGAAACGAATGCGGTGCTGCCCAATATGTTCCCTTATCTACTGCTGAGGCCGGAGTCCAAGTTTCAGGATGCAAGAAATGGTCGTAGGTTCGGCGATCATTGTTCCATACACGAAATTGTTCGCGCGTGTAGAACGGATGTTCCTGACTGACTCGCAAGCCAGGGTGCCCATGACCGCGAATCTCGATCAGAGGCCGAACAGTCGAAGAGCATTCTGTAACTGCACGCCACCGGAGTTTGTGAGTCAATACCATGTCTCCGACGCGGATGCGCTCGATTGGCCTATAACCTTTGTCGGTCATAACCAGCGTGCCGGATGGAAAGCAATCTGGCGACAACCATAGCAAGCCAATTTTACGGCCCGGCTCAACATCGCGCGGGTTGACCTCCCACACAGATTCGCAGTAATGGCGCGTCTGTGGGTGATTCGCTGAGTGCATCGCGACCGCTTCCGGGTCGTGGTTGATCGCCACGTCAACATGACGCCCAAGTGCAATTTCAATCCCGGTTGACGCTCCGCCACCGCCGGCGAAGTTGTCGATGATGATTTCTTCGTTGATGTCGAGGATGAGTTGTGGCGTTATCATGCTGCCACCAGCTCTGCTTCTGTTTTGGATGTTGAAGCCAAGAACTGCCCCATTTCATCCATCACTAAAGCAAGTTCATTTATGCCCTTGTACTTCAGCATGAAGTGGACGCATTCTTCCTGCGCCTGCGCTAGCAGCATTTGATTTTGATTTTTAGCATGAACAGGGAAGGGCCACGTTGTTGATGGTCGAATAGTTGTCGGCTTATCCTCTTCGGACTCTGTTTCAATGTGCGCGGCCTGAATAACAGCAGCATCACCCTGCAAAGATTTTTCATGCTCACGTTGAAGAGCCTCGGATTCAGCCTTTTGTTCAAGCCCCTGATGAAATAATTTCCCTACGGGACTCTTTCCTTCGTCGGTTTTAGCTTTTGTTTGAGCTGCTTCCACTTCAGCCTTTGCAGCCTCTTCAAACATCTTTTTAGTGGCAGCTTCTTCCTGCGCTTTTTGCTTGGCTTGTTCTTCCATCTGGGCTTTCACGCCTGCGGCAACCTTGTCGCGCTCTTCCGCTTCCATTTTGGCGCGCTCGGCCACAAGGATTGCCTCCGCTTCAGCTTCGGCCTTTGCTTTAGCTTTGGAATCGGCTTCGGCCTGCATAGCGACACGTAGCGCTTCAACCTTGGCGGCCTCTGCTTCTTTGTAATCCTTGACGCGGGAAGTAACGGTGAGCTGGAAGTCTTCCATCGGCTTGACGATGATTGCCTGCATGTCTTTAAACAAAAATCCGAACTCGGAGAATTTGTCCTTGCACCACGCGAGCTTGTCGCTCACGTCTTTGCAAAGCTCAGTCGATTCCATTTCGGCGCGCGCCATCATGTCGTCAATGGCGCCCTGCATGGATGCGTATTTGCTCTTTCCTTTGATCGCAATGGCGAAGTCTGGCTTGGTCACATTGAGCCTAGTTGGCTTGACCGTTTCTTCGAGTGCGGCGAAAAATTCGTTGAACTTGTTTTTCGCCTCATTAACCATGGCGGCCTTCTTGGCCAAGTCTTCGCGCTTCACGTCCGTTTCGAGTTGCAGGGCGGTGACGCGCAAGTCTTCGTGCCATGCGTCGATCATCAATGCCGCTTCGCCGATAGTGGTGGTCTGAGCAAGCATGGCTTCTTTTGTTGCCATGAGTTTGACGCATTGCTCGCGGAATTTCTTGGCCGCTTCTTTGGCATTCGAGAAGTCTTGATCGCTGACCAGCGCGATGCTCCGCACCTCGGCCAAGCGTGTTGCCAGCGCGGCGCCATAGGCAATCATGTTGCTCTCGGTAATCTCGCCTTGCGCATGAATAAACAGGGCAGGGAGGTCAATTACAACTTCTGCCTGTGGCCGCTCAACGATATGGCGCGGCTCATAATCTTCACGGTCTTTATGGAATTGAACCCAGCCGTTGATGATTCTGTTAAACCATACGGCATCAGGGAAGACTTCCATGCTGTGCGTGTTTTCTTCGGTACCGTCTGATACCGAGAAAATTAGTTTCTCCGCCCCGGATACCAGCAATAACTGGTAGCACTGAGGGGCATGCTCTTCAGGCAAGATGTTGTTCTTTACTTGCTCGACAATGGCTGCGTTTGGCTGCTTGTTTTCCCATACGATAGCGCCAGACATCACGGCACCATCGCATGATGCCGACATACGACCGCGAGACAGCACTATAGGGTAGAGCTTGCTTCCGATAAGCTTCTCGATGATCGGGCGAGCCAGCGCTTCAACCTTGTGCCCATAGTCGAGTACGTTTTTCTGTACCCATGCGCTGAATTCCTTCTTCATGCCGAAGCACTTCATATTCAACATTTCTGTGCGCGATGTATTCTTCGACAAGGCGAGCATTGCTGCCGCCTCGCTTGATCCATCGTGCTCGTCGCGGAACGCATGCCATTCAGGTGACCCTTGTGGAAGATCGTGCTCTACGAGCGGGTTTTCTTGTAGCCATTTCTGTACGTTTTGCATGATTAGCTCCCTTCCTTTTCCCAAGCGTCGATCTGGAATTGCTGCTCATCCGTCAGTGTCATGGTCGTTTTTGCAGTGTTGATGATTGACTTGGCTTTCTTCTTCCCCGCGCGCACCAGCGGCTCCCATTCTTTGCTCAGTGCCAAGAATTCTTCTGCGGTGCATACCGGAAGGCCTTCACCAGCTCCGCCGGTTTGTGCGGATTGCTCTTCCTGATCGACTGCGCCGTCTTTTGTGGTAAAGATGATTTCGCCTTCAATAGTTCTTTCCAGTTCCACGTTCTTGCCGGTATCGGCGGCGTTGTCGATGATCTGCGCAGCCTGCATTTCAATACTCATAGGCAGGTACTTCCAGCCGCGACGAATAACGGTCTTGCGGATCATTTCGTCGCGGTCGGTGTCCCATGGCGTTTGCTTGTTGTATTTCTTTGCCGATTGAACCGCCGAGCTGCGCTCCTTGATTTTCATTACCTCGTCGATGCTCATCCACTCGAAGTGGTGTCCGCCGTCCTTGAAGTGCGCGACCATATAGGCAATCATTGGATCTCCGCGCTCCCCCTTCAGGGCTGGCTTATGCGTTACTTTTACGTCAAGGCCTAGGCTTAGGTCGAACACATCATTTGAATAAACGATATGGGCGTTGATACTGGTGATTTCGCCTGACCGTCTGGCCAGCGAAAGCAGGCCACGATAGCCCGGCATCATCTTGATCTCGCCCTTGAAGGGAACTAGGTAGGCTTGACCAAGTGGGCCGCCGATTTCAAGCCCCAAATGGCTTGCCTGAATAATGGCATTCAGGAAACTTTCAGGACTTTCAATCGCGCACTTTGCAAGCGTCGTGTTACCGCGTAATTCATTGAGGGCGATGCGCGCCATTTTTTCCGGCGTCACGTTGCTGGCGATGACGGACTTGATCTGCTTCATTCGCGATGCCACGAATACTTGTAGATCGCTTATGCTTTTTGGTTGGGTGGCAACTTGAGTGTTCATTTTGTGTACTCCGTTTTATATTTCGCGAAGGCCACGGCTACCTTCACCCACCCGTCAATCAGAGCCGGCATGATGCAAAACACCGATCCACGAACTGCCACGATGCTGCCGTGCTCATTAGCTTCAATCGCTACATCCTCAAGGCGCTCATCCAGCTGGCAAGGGCGGAAATATCCGATTGCTTCTCGATATGCCGTAACTCCCATTTCAGAACGCTTGACGCTCATGTTGTTGACTGCTTGCATGACTATCTCCCCTCTCCGCTTTAGTTGAGCACCGATGACATTGGCAGCTTCTAACCCCAACCCATATCAATCCGCACTGATCGCATTTGTTCTGCACGTCTCGCAAATGCCATGGCGGATTTGGCGCACTGCCGTCGTATCCGTACTGGTTCTGCATAGCCGCCTCCCAAAAGTTAATTGGTGGCCGTCCAAGGCCTGGGCTGGTTTCTTTCGCACTTCCAGCGGTCGCACATCTTTCCGTGTAGTCAGGCTCCCTTGTCGCATGAGGTTTAATCGCCAGTACCTCGTTCCACTTCACTGCGCTTTACTTCCGTACCTGTTCACCGCGTTGCTTGGTGTTGCTGGGTGCTGCTCGTTTCGATGGGTGAATATTAGTCCGACTGTTTGAGCGTGTCAATAGTCCGACTGATATTTATTTTTATGAGTTATCGTCGCGCCATAATTTCAGGCAACAAAAAACCCGCACTAGGCGGGTTTATGTAGGAACTACTGACTGATTAGATGGCGTTACGCGGACTTCCCTTCTCGGGAGTCTGTCCTGAAACGCAGGCAGAAATACCGAGATAAAAAACGACGGTTATCATTGTTGTTACCTCATTCCGGCATTCATAAGGCCAAGTAGAACCGATCCTTGGTGCGCGCCGCTCAACTCAAGTACGCGCTGCGCACGATCTTCCTTGATTCCGGCTTTTGCCATGTTCCCGATGAGGCGTTGCCTGAGCATATCTCCGTTGTAGGCGGGCGCCGGTACGCGCCTTTGTTGGCGCGCATACGCTGCTTCGACGAAGGCTCCGGCCAGCGCGGAAACGGAGCAAGAGGTGGCGCCCGTCTCATTGATCTTCTTTTGCTTTGCCAATGCACGCCAGCAAGAGTTTTCCATCGAAAGCATTTCGCCGATCCCGCCAGAGCGATAGGCTTGATACATTTCACCTGCCATTTCGGCGGATTTTTCGACGCTCACGCCAGATGCCGCGATTTCTGCCATTTGCTTCTTTTCCTCTGTGGCGGACTTTCGCTCTTCTTCAAGACGTTTTTCGTCAGCTTCCTTTTTGGCCTTTTCCTGTTGTTCTTCGGCTGCTTTCATTTGCTTGCTGAATTCCACAAACAGTTCACCGGTAATGCGTTCGCACTCCGATGCCGGGTATGCGTCCGAAAAATCCTTATGCCTGTAGTTGATAGGAGCTACCGGGCCAAAGTAGCAGGTCTCTTTAACCAGCAGAGAGAGTCCGTCACTTTTGCCTGCAACAAATCTGAACTCTCTTGCGGCTCTTGCTGCCGTGTCTTCCTCGGCCTTTTCTATGATGCACGCTCTATCGCCCCCGCATTGGCTATCGATACTCTGCTGCATTCCGGCCATGGATAATTGAGTGGTAGATGCAAATGCCACGATAAACGCCAAAAAACGGGTAATTTTCATGTAACTTCCTTTCCGTTAGACTACAATCATATCCATCAAAAAATCCCTGGCGTCCGTACAATCAATGAACCCTTGATGGGTTCCTCCGGCACGATCCGGGTGATGCTTCATTACCGCGCGTGCATAGGCCTTTTTTATAGCTTCCGACATTGCCGGCCATGGTGCCACGCCCAGCAGCTTCAATGCCCAGGAAAGATCGTCTCTTGGCAGCTCAACCACTCTTTCAGTAAAAGCCCCGCCTTTGATAAAAAACTTTCTGCACCGCTTTTTCGCCTGCTTCTCGGTGTAAAAGGTACGGCGGTACGTTTTGTGATAAAAACACTGCTCATTTTCCATGCTTTCCCGGTCGAGAATGGTTGCATAAACCACCATCGCCCGCCAGCCACTACGCAAATAGCCTTTTCCGCAAAACGGATAGCGATCGACAAATATATGCTGGTCGGTTGTCTTGATGATGCGGTGGCGCTTCCAGTCAGAACGATAGCTCCCCTCGTTGTAATTGACATAGACAAACTCGACATTCCCGGTAGTGGTGGAGCTGGAAGGGGTGGCGAATTTACGTTGCGCCTCTTTTCGGCGGATGTGGTTCGTTATTTCATGGCTGCCAAAACACATGGAGAGGGTTCCATCTGCCCAATAACCGATAAACGGGCTTTTGGCGCCGCCATAGGCAACAGCGGCTGTTTGCAGTGCATCCTCGGAATCATGATCTTCAAAGGCGAATGGCTCAGCCCCGATCATGCAGTCAATCAAGTTGTGCCAAGCTGCCAACGTGTATTTACCCGACTGGCGCTTGATGTATGAAACCACGGGCGCTTTGGAGTTGGGATTCCTGAAGAATCCAACAAAATCTTTGTTATTTTCGCAACCCAGACGAAAGTCGGCCTTCAGCCCGTATTGGTCAGCAATCCTTTCCACTTCGCGCTTGGTGTCGGCGAGGCCGGACAGAAGAAGGTCTGACCCGCAAATTCCGCTATAAATTGCCCACAAATACGGCTTTCCGTTGCGAATTGCCGGGCAGTTTGATGTAAGCGAGCCATCAGTGCCGCCCAGAAGACGCAGCGTGCTTGCCGATTCCGGGTACTCATCAAGCTGGAAAACGGAAATTATCAAGATTTTAGATTCGGCTGGATCATATTTATTGCCGCGCCGTTCGACCAGACAAGTCGCAGACTCGCCTTGCTTTTAGCCTGTCTTTTTTTCTCCGCCCGATATCCACTTATGCGCTTTGTATTGCAGAGCTTCTGCATACGCGCGGGCATCAGAGTCCGCCCAGACTGGCTTTTCTTTCCCATCTTCAAGTAGGAAGTAGTTGATAACTTCTTGTGTTTCTCGTGTAGCAACGAGAAATTTATTTGTCACATCTACTCCTGCTTGAATTACCAGGTCGTTAGGGTCAACTTTATTTTGGTGCGCGTGACCTTTTTCTCTTCTCTCGGCAAGCTCTTCTTTACTTAGTATCAACGGGTTCATTTTCTCATCTCTTATTTTGCTTGCAAAGGACGCAATTCGGTCGATCTCACGCTGGAGTGACGGGCTGAACCTGGATACATCGCAATCAAAGCGCTTGGCAAATTTCACTGACACCTCAACATTCAGCGGAATCTTTCCGTTCAGGTACTGGCTTACCGCGCTCTGATTGGCAAATCCTAAATCATCAGCAAGCTGTGCCTGTGTTAGCCCGGATTTGCTCTTGAATATCACCATTAGTTTGGCGGAATCCTCTTTTTGCTCTTCTGTAAGTGGTTTTGCTGGCATTTTATCAATTTATTACAAAAGCTAATAATCAAGAAACAGTCGGACTGTTGACATGCTTGAACAGTCGGACTAATATTCACCCATGAAAACTAACAACCTAAAATTAATTCGCGAACAGCTCGGCTTATCTCAGGCTGAATTTGCTGCTGCAATTGGGGTATCCCAAGGAAATATCAGCCACTACGACTGTCAGCGACAGGAAGTTCCTCCGGATGTCGCTAGGCGAGTGATTTGCGTTGCTCAAGAGCGTGGGATCGAAGTTTCCTTCGACGATATTTATGGCGCGCAAAGGGCCTCTGCCTGATGCGATCACGCAAACAAGAATGCTTCCTCCCTGAAGCTGGCTCTCCCCGAGCCTTTTCCGCGCCGGTATGGGCGGATTTTTTATTCCCGAAAGGCGCGACATGATCCTCGCGCCTAAATTATTCACTGCGTTTCTTTTTTCCATGCTGCGCAGTTTCTCACCAGCTATTCGATAGCGTAAGACGAAAAAAATAGGGAGTTCGCCATGAGAATTACAAGACCAACAAAACACACGCACCGCGCGCTATTTCTGGCGTTGCAGGCAGACGCAAAAGAGTTCCCTGGCGGAATCCGCGCCATCGCCGAAGCGATGTGCATGAACGGAAATACCCTGTCGAACGGAATCAACCCGGATCACGAAGCGCCACCTCCATCATTCGCAGTCATCCTTGAGATCGTTGTGCTGGCGCAGTCCAAGCGCACTGTGTTTGCGCTGGCTCAGCTCGTCGGACAGGTTCCAATGGATTTTGAGCTTGAGCAAAGGGCACCCGCTGAATCAGTTCGGATGTTCCTGTCGCTTATTGGAACGGCATCAGACTTGTTGGGCAAGGGATCTGAAGCGGCCAAGGATGGAAAGTTTGACCCAGATGAACGCCGGATGCTTGAACCGCTGTTGCTGTCTCTGATGAAGGCTACCGGCGAGCTATTGCAGGCAGTCAGAGGGTGATTTGCGGGTTCTTTGAATTGGTTTTGAACAACATTCTCCCCGCCTAATTGTGAGCTAAGCGGATGGGAGCAGAAATAAGAGAAACGCTGTATTTCGGGTAGGAGAAATACTGTTGGTGGAAGTGGGTAAGTAGGTAGGTGGCAGCAAAATCAGGGGGGTAGTGCAAATGAATAGAAACTCAAAAACAGTCGATCAGTCAGGCGGATTACGCGCCGACTTGATCTACTGCGCTCGCGTGTATTTAAGCGAGGCAAAGAGGCGCAGGAACCAGCCAGCATTCCATGCAACGCTGTTGCGCTGGGCGGCCAATACAAGACAGAAGGCGGCTGCTTGCGTGGCGGCTCAGAGAGAGTTATTCGCATGACCAAACCATCAACCCTGCGCGATTTCTCTTTTGGCGTTGTAATGCAGATGAATTTTCGCGCTATCAATAAAATCCCAAAAGTTATTCATCACCGCAGCAATAGAGTTCCTTTTTCTGATTCTTTCAAGCGCGCAGTAGCTGAAAAATATGGATGCAAAAAAGGACAGTCATTACCAGTCAAATGCCATTACTGCGATGCGGTTGGTCTTATTCGTTGGATTGCAAAATCATCTAATCATGTTGGATATGTAACTTTCCCATTGCTTCATCTTGACCACTATATTCCGGCGTCAAAAGGCGGTGAAACTTCCGTGGAAAACATTGTGCTTGCTTGTCCTGATTGCAACTTAGATAAGTCAGATTCTCTCGCAGAGGACTGGAAGCAATGAACTACTACGAACGCCACCTCGGCGACTTTGTGCGCGATACGGCGCACCTATCAATGATCGAGGAAGGTGCTTATAACCGTCTGCTAGATCGCTACTACGCAACTGAAACAGGAATACCTGCTGATCAGGCGCACCGGGTTGCAAGGGCGCGAAGCAAAGAAGAGAAGTTGGCCGTCGATGTTGTACTGGGCGAGTTCTTTACGCTAAAGGATGGCGCTTGGGTAAAGGGCCGTGTCGAAGAAGAGATAGCCAAGGCACAAGTAAAAATAAAAGCTGCTCAAGATAATGGTAAGCGAGGCGGAAGGCCAAAAAAAGAACCCGTTGGTTCTGAAAACGAAACCCAGAAGAAACCCACTGGGTTACCACTGGGTTCTGAAAACGAAACCCAGAAGAAAGCTCACCAGACACCAGACACCAATATATCAACCAGTCAACCAAGCGCGGTGGAGAAGTTTTTGATGCGTACCGACTGGCAACCCTCCGATCACGTTGCCGAACTCGCCAGGCAATCCGGCGCACCGTTGTTGGACAGCGATATACCCGAGTTCATGGCGCACTGGCTTACCAAGCCTGACACAAAGCGCACTCAGGCCGAGTGGGACAAGGCTCTGCTGCAATGCGCCAAGCACCGGAAGCTGCGCGCCGAATCTGAGCCAGTACGCAGCAAGCAATCCTCATCCGGGAAGCCGACTAAATTCGATCCAGTGGCATTCGTAAATCAAAATTCAACAGGGGGCGGAAATGAGCGCGTTATCGACATCAACTAACCGGAATGGCTGGCTGACACCGCATCCTGCGCTTGGGATTTCGCTGATGGATCACCTGTTCAATCGCATGGACGGAAGCTACCCGCACAAGTGGCGCAGTGCATTCGCCAATGCGCAGGCGATCCAGAACTGGCGCGAATCATGGGCGGAAGGTTTTACCGAAGAGGGTATGACGATGGACGAGATCAAGGCCGGGATTGTGACTTGCCGAAAGCTGTATGACTGGCCGCCGTCGCTCCCTGAGTTTCTGAAAGCCTGTCGTCCCGCCATTGATTCTGAGCGCGCATTCATTGAGGCCGTAGAGCAGATGCGGTTACGCGACGACGGGAAAGACTGCTGGAGCAGCCCGGTGGTGTATTGGGCGGCAGTATCGCTGGGGAATGATCTGCGTAACAACCACTACGGCGCGATCACGAAGCGCTGGGCTGCGGCTCTGGATTTTGCTGGGAAGCGTATCAAGTCTGGCGAACTCCCTAATGAGGTTCCGCCACGCAGAGAAGCATTACCGGCACCTGGCCGTCAAAGCGTCAGCGCAGAGCAGGCGGCGGACAACATCGCAAAGCTGCATGAAATTATAGGGAAGTCGCGCATTGTTGTTGGGGCAGAAGCATGAACCGGATAGACCGTCATCTTGAGCTGGTTGCGCAGCACCAGCATCAGTTTCGTGGCGACTTCACGGAATGGCTGGAAAGCAATGCCCATGTGTTCGCATACTTTGAGGAATGCGCTGTCAAGGTGTGGGAGGCCGGGTTTAAGCACTACAGTGCCCGCACCATCGTTGAGGTGATGCGTCACCGTTCAAATGTGCGAGAGATTATTGGTGAATACAAGCTAAACGATCACCGCACGCCGGATATGGCACGGCTACACATGCTGCTGCACCCTGAGCATCGCGGGATGTTTGAGTTCCGCGAGAGGAAAGCGGCATGAGCAAATTGGTCATTACCCGAACCGATGCGCCGATGCCGACTGAGCAGGAGCTTGTCGGGATCCGCAAATTTCTGTTTGAGTGCATCCGTGGCACGAACGAAGATGAAGATCGCGCCTGGAAGCGGATATGGAAACGGCTCATCAGTCTGGAGGCCGGCGAGATTTCATTCCTCGACTTCATCATCCCGCGCAATCCCAAGTTCCACCGCAAGTTTTTCGCGTTGCTCGACATTGGATACGACGCCTGGGAGCCGAACCGCGTGCGCAAGAGCTACAAGGGGCGAGTGATGGAGAAGAATCGCGAGCAATTCCGCGAAGACATCCTGATTCTTGCCGGGTTCTACGAGCAGACATTCGACCTGAAAGGCCGGATGTGCCTGCGCGCCAAGTCGATCAGCTTTTCCAAGATGGATGATGCAGAGTTCGAGCGCGTGTATCAGTCCGTGGTGACTGTACTGTTGCGCGAGGTGCTGACGACGTACAAGGATCGCGATGAGCTGGATGCAGTCGTGGAAAGGGTATTGGGTTTCGCATGAGCCTACTCAAGAAACGCCGCCACGAATCTAAGAAATTGCGCGAATCCGCGCGTGGCCGGGACTGTATGGTGAGGCTACCCGGAATTTGCAACCGCAACCCTGAAACAGTGGTGCTCGCCCATCTTAACGGCGGTGGGGCCGGGACGAAGCACAGCGACTTAATGGGGGCATTCACCTGTTCGGCATGCCATGACGAGATCGACCGCCGCACGATGAAGTGCAAAGCCGATTACGTCAAGCTGGCGCACCTGGAAGGGATTATGCGTACCCAACAGATTTTCTTGGACGAAGGAATGGTGACATTAGCATGAGAGCAGAAAATATCCAGATGACCAATGTGGCAGAGCGCAAGTTGCGCGAGCTTGAAGAGAGTGGTTGCGAGCGAATCGGCGTGATCTTGGTCAAGCCGAAGAGCCCCTGCGGACGCCATGACCGCGTAACGGTGGACAACTTCGGAAGAGTGCAGAGCTGGCATGTCAATGGCAGTGGGGTAATGCATAGCAAGGAAGAGACCAAATTTCCGGTGCTGGACGGACTGCTGACTCAATATCTGGCGCAGGGCGCGATGATAAAGAAGCAGCACGATGAATGGTGCCTGGTTGCGGTTGACGGTGAATGCCTGGCGCACGGCGAAACGATCAGCATGATGCTGTGCTACTTGATTCTGAGGGATGCATGATCCAGTGCGATCTTTGCGGGGTGGACAACGGGAATTATGACTTCGGTCGTGATTGTTGCCTTGTTCGATTTGTGCTGCACGTACCGACCAAGACGATGCGCGCCGGATATTTGGCGTGGTGGATGCGGAAATATGGAGCTGATCGCACTGAGAGGGTGAAAGCGCTGGTTGAGAAAGCCTGGGCGGACAAAATAGCCAGTGCGAAGCAACAGGTGATTGGGGGCGGAAAGTGAAGCAGAGCGCACCAGAAGCCATGTTTGCCCTGCATTGCCGGGCGCACAAACTGACCCCGCTGGCTGAGTTCAAGTTTCACCCGGTCAGAAAGTGGCGTGCTGACTTTGCATTCCCTGCGCACATGATCCTGGTTGAGATCGAAGGGGGGGTCTGGATACAGGGTAGGCATCAGACCGGAAAGGGGTTCAGCGCGGACTGCGAGAAGTATTCGCATGCTGCATTGTTGGGGTACCGGGTATTCCGCTTCACGCCGGATATGGTGGCAAGTGGCGAAGCAGTTCAAATGATCAGGGAGGCGGTTAATGGATGAGGCTGAATGCGCAGAGAAGTACGAGCAAGATGAACGCGATCGGATGTTAGAGAAGGCGCATGCGGCAGCAGTAGTAGAAATTCCACTTGAGTACGTTTTCCGGGAGTGCGGTGAGCCAACAACAGGTGGTAGGTGGTGCGGAGCTGGGTGTCGAGATATTTACGTTCGGAGATTCGGGATATGAAAACGTCAACAATTGGAGGTGTCAAATGAATGCAGTCGCTGAACAATTAAAATTCACCAGCCTTGATAGCGCGGTCATTTCGGCTTGTGAAATGAATCCGGCGGATAGCGATGCGGCGGCGGAGTGCCTGTTAGGAATTCTTGCCCAGGATAAGCGGCTATATGACCAGTCCCACAACTACCTGATCGAAATAGCGGTCAAGGATCTGGTGAGCAGCAAAATAACAGTGCAGCGGCGCGGGCTGTTCCGTGAAGCGCCGGTAAAAAATCAAAGTAATGCCTGCCTGCGCAAACTGTCGTCAGTCATAGCCGCTCGCGTCGGCCTGCTGAATTACCCGCTCAAGCGCGCTGGCAAGGTGCTGGCTGACGCGACCATTCAAGACCTGAAAGCAGAAGCCGCCATGCACCGGGCAAAAGCCAAGGGGAATACCAGCAAGGCTGCGTGGCTGGAGTCGATTGTCGAACACATGCAGCGCAAAAATTCCGCAACGGTGGCGGATGCGCTTGACCATCAAGACTTGTACGGCCTCGCCATGAAGGCGGGCGTGAGCGACCTGGCTTGATGATTTACGAGCGGTGCGGCCGTCCCAGTCATGATGCCCAGTGTCTGATTGCCGAACTGCTCACCTTTTTGCTTGTTTCGGCCAAACTGCTTATGACGCCCAAAGGCCCGGTGTTGAGACAAGCAACCTTTTTACGGATGGCGGCCATTGGTTGTCTGATGCCCAAGAGAAGCATGCCGTCATCCACCCGTTTTTACCATAAGGAGATTTCCATATGAGCGCAGTACAAACAGTTTCGAGAGGGAAGGCCAGTTTGGCACTGATGCCCATTGAATATGTGCCCACCCCCTCTCACCCTATTGGAGTCGTCGGCCATATCGCCATTGATGCCCACGTTGCAGATGCCGATGACTCCAACCATTTTGACGCGGACGGCCACAACCGTAGTGATGCCCTGGAATCCGCTGCCGCCCGCGTCACCCTGATCGATGCCATCCGTGAGCACTACCACCAGTTCAAAGACCTGCAAAGCGCGGAGACGCGCCTGACGTTGCAGATCAAGGCGCTGTGCCGCCGCGCGTGCGGCGAACAGGTGAAAGAAAATACGGAAGACGAGGAAGACAAGGCCGCCAAGACAAAGGCGGACAATGTGTATGCCGAGGTGGTCAAGTCCATCAAAGACGGGACGGAAGACGCTTTGAGCGCAGAGGCGCAAGTCGTGTCGCAAGTGGCGATCCCGCTGATGGCGGCGCGGGCCAGCATTCACCGCGCCAGCCTTGGCCCTAAGGGAGAGGGTGAAAAGCTGTGCAAGCAGTTGACGCACATTGTTCCGTTTGTCGAGTCCATTAAGGGGTTCTCCTATGGCGGGCTGTCGATGATTATCGGAGAGGCGGGCGACTTATCCAACTACGCGAATCCGGCAAAGCTGTGGAAGCGCATGGGGCTTGCGCCATTCACCAAGGGCGATAGGGTTCAATGCGGAAAAACATGGCGCACCGGGGGCGGGCTGAATGCGGAAGACTGGACAGCCTTCGGATATTCGCCGCGCCGCCGCTCCGTCATGTTTCAGATCGCCGACAGCATGATGAAGCACCAGATCAGAACCGATAAGGACGAGGACGGCAAAAAGCTGGAAACATCGATCGCAACTGGGTATTACGGCGAGGTGTATTTGGCTCGCAAGCAGTATTTGATTGAGCGCAATAAGGGAGAAGGCTTAACTGTGCGACCTGCCGCAAAGATCAACAAAAAGAACGAAGCGACCTCGGTCAGTCTTGGGAAAATTCACCATCAGGCGAAGCAATTTACTGAAAAGCGTTTGCTGCTTGACCTATGGAAGGCATGGAACCAGCGCCCATAAATTAAAACGCCCCCATAAAATAATTATGAGAGCGCCCCCGACAAGGTGAATCTTAGCATAATTTTGAATGGAGGCAGAATGTCGTTAACTTCAAATAGGGTAGATCAGGCCAATGTAGTCAAGAACATTGGTAAAAGGATGAGGGAGGCGCGCGACCTTTGCAATTTGTCGCAGAGCGTGGCCGCCAAGCGGTTCGGGTACTCAAACCCTTCGAAGCTGTCGAAGGTTGAGGGGGCGACCGATACCAACTCTGTCCCGTTGTGGCTGATTGTTGAGGCATCACGAATTTATGAAGTCTCGATAGACTACCTGTTTGGAGTTTCGGACGATTGGGAAACAGGCGCCCGGATGACGCAAGAGCGCGATGTGTCCCAATGGCTGTTCAATACCTGGGAGAAGATGCGCACGCGCGATATGTCTGTGTTGAAGGAGCTACATAGCGACGTAGAGCTGATGGATAGGGTGACTACCCTGACGCTGGAGCACTTGGAAAACATTGACGCGGCGATGCGGCGTTACATCGAACTGAATCCGCAGTTTGAGGATATGCGGGGCGGTGTCAGGCTGGAGGCGACTATTGTTGAGGCTCTGGGTTATGCGCGCGAGTCCAGAAAGAAAATGGATCGGTTTCGCGGGAAGTGCAAAAACAGGGCGGCGGAAAGCAATCAACTGACGCTGTGCCTGGAATCAGAGAAGGAAGCTTGACATGGCTGCAAAACCGAAACTTACCGCCGAGCAGTGGGCGGAAGTCAGAACTCGGTGGGAGACTGATGCGCGCAAAGGGTTTCCGTGGCTTATTGATGAGCTATCACTCCCAGTCAGTGCAGAGGCGATACGCCTACGCTCAAAAAGTGAATCATGGGAGAAAGGAAAAGGCTCCAATGGCGCCGGGAAGAAGGCTGCTGCTGGGAAAAAAGCAAAGCCAGTAGCCAAGCTTGCGGGTAAATCCAAGCTTGGAGGATTGAAAGAATCCAAGCTTGGAGATTCTGAATCGGAAAAGAATGCCGTAGGAAGGCCGACCCTGTATCGCGATGAGTATGCCGAGCAGGCTAAAGGCGCATGCTTAATGGGGGCGGATGATGCAAAGCTGGCTGAGTTATTCGATGTTACCGAGCAGACCATTAATAACTGGAAGCATGACCACCCTGTTTTTTTTGAGTCCTTAAAGGAAGGGAAGGAAGTAGCAGATGCTAATGTTGCATCAGCGCTTTATATGCGTGCGGTTGGCTGTTCTCATCCTGATGTCCATGTCAGCAATTTCCAAGGTTCAATAACCGTCACGCCGATCACCAAGCATTACCCGCCTGAGACAGCAGCTGGTATTTTCTGGTTGAAGAATCGCCAGCCCAAGCTCTGGAAGGATAGGGTCGAGATCAAGGAAGAGATCAATCTGAATGTGTTTCCGCCAAGGGAAGTGCTGCAAGAGCTATATGACGCATCGCTCAAACGCTCAACCGAGAAGGCGGCAATCCTTGCCGGCCGCCGAGAGCGCCTTGGAATCGTAATTGACCAACAGGATCAAGATGGCGACTAAGCCTTTATTGTTGCCGGAAGACCCGCGCTGGATTGAGTTCTGCAAGGAATACGCCGAGAGCGCCGAGCGGTTCGCCAGAGAAGTGCAGGGGGTTGACCCGTCTGAGCAGCAAGTTCACCTGTTCACCCAGGTGTCGGCATCCCGGTCTAGGGTTTCTGTGTCGTCTGGCCATGGCACGGGTAAAACCTTCTCGCTATCCAATATCGTCCTGTGGCATCTGCTGTGCTACCCGATGTCGGTCACGCTATTGACGGCGAACGACATGGATCAGCTCAAGGCTACGCTGTGGAAGGAAATCGGCGTCGCCCTGGAGCGTATCCGGCGCGGCCCGCATGGCTGGATTGCCGATCACGTTGAGATTCTGGCAAATGCGACATGCCGGATCGTCGGGTTTGAGCAGGTCTGGTTTGTAGAAAGCAAGACTGCGAACGAGAAAACGGCAAACAAGATGGCCGGCCGCCACGGTGAATGGCTGCTGGTTATCGGCGATGAGGCGTCAACCCTTCCGGATAACGTGCTTACCACACTGACCGGTGCGCTGACTGAGCAGCACAACCGGATGCTGTTGACCAGCCAGCCCACGCGCAACGCCGGGTTCTTTTATCGCACGCACAACGACCTTGCTATTCAAAACGGCGGGGAGTGGATTCCTATGGTGTTCGACTCGTTCGATTCGCCATTTGTGAGCGACGATTCGCTGATGGAGCTGTGGAACTCCTACGACGACGACGAGCGAAACGTGCGCCTGCTGGGGAGATTCCCGCAGGACTCGTCAAAGCACATGATGAGCCTGAAGGTTGCTGAATCACTGTACCAGCGTGGCCGGATTATCAAGGATGGCGAGAATTTCGGCTGGTTTGTCCTGGGCGACATCGCTTCAGGTGAGGGATTACGGGATAAATCGTCATGCGTGGTCGCTCGTGTCACCGGCTACGGAGACATGGGGCCGGATGCGCGCCGCGTCGAGGTTGTCGAAGTTCCGATCCTGACCAACAAGATTCGCTCGAACCTGTTTGCCGGGTCGCTGGCGGATGAAGGCGCAAACCTTGAGAGCGTCACCTACGTGATCGACTCGGGCGGACTGGGCATCAACGTCTGCCAAGACCTTGAGGATATGGGCAAGGTTGTCCACCGAGTGAATTGGGGGAGTCCTTGCTTCAAGAAGAAGAACAAAGACCGATACCTGAACCTTCGGGCGCAGGCCATGCACCAGGCGGCGCGCGCGGCGAAGGAGGGGCGGCTGTCTGTGCTGACCCAGAACTACCGGAATGTGCTGCTGAACCAGTCTTCGCGGATCCCCAAGAACTTCACTGACAAGGGGCGGATTCGTGTTCCTCCGAAAGGGTCGGTCGAGTGGGATGGACTGAGCAGCCCAGACTTATGGGACAGCATCTGTTTTGCTTTCCTTGAGGACGCAAACTACATGGTGTGCGAGGGCGGCGTGAAGGCGGCGGATGGACTGGTTGAGTCAGCTATGGCGCGGGCAGAGAGTCTGTTTGCGGATGTTTAAGGGAAAACCGCACCAGAAACGCTAATCAGTAGTGCGAACATTGCGTGAGTATATTCATAAGGAGTCCGCGCTATGGAAACCCCAGTTATTCGCTACAACCTCAAAGACCGTGGCCGCAAGCATGTCGGTCAAGAGCGCAATTTCAACATCAGGGCGATTTGCGACGCCATCAACAGCCCGGCGTGCCAGGAGCGCGTATCGACGCGAGGAATGGCCGGGTACTACGGCCACATGCCGCGCATCCGCTATGGCATGAATCCAGTTGAAGGGGTAATCGACGGCGGCAAGTACGTTCCGGTCGAGCCAGCCTTTGTGACCACCTACCTGAAGGCGGATTACGACGGCAATGTGGAGCACCGGGCAGAGTTCCTTGATACCACCGCAGGTAGGCTGGCGGCGAAGCTGTTTGACGGGAAGATGGGCGGGTTTTCAACCGCAATCGACACGTCAAAGCCTGAGTTTTTCGGGCTTGACTACGTTCTGGAGCCCAATTTCGTCAAAAACTCCTATCGCGGCATCGCGCTGGATGACATCGGCGGCATGACTTACGATGATGTGTTCTCAGCTGAACAGAATGAGCAGGCGCAAAGCATGATTGTGCTGCTGGATAGCGTCAACGCAGAGCGCGAAGCCACCGGAGCCGTCATTGAGCGCCTGCAAGCCGAAAACGAGCAGCTTATTTCGATGCTTGCCAGCAAGGGGGTCGATGCGGTATCCGTGCTGGATTCCGTTTCTATTATGCCGGTCGCCGTCTCTGTTGATGCAGCTGAGCGCATGAATCGCGATGCCAAGCTCTTCATGGGAGCCGATTTGCCCGCGTTTATTGAGCCGGTGGAGCCAAAACAGTCCGATCCGCTCTATGACCGGCTGCTTGGCAAGTTCACCCGGTAATCGTCCATGCTTGAACCCGTCAAATCCGCGTTAGGTGACTACATGGGCGGCTTCTACGCTGCCATTGTGCCAACTACCAAGCCGCTTGAGAGCTACGTCACGCGCGGCTTGGCAAAAAGCATCGTGTGGGCTCCAGCGCGCATGGTTGATTCAGCTGAGGAAATGCTGGCTTCCTGGCAGCGGAACGATACCGACGGTGCCGCGACTAAGCCTGCGCACCTCCCAGTCATCATCGTTTCAATGTCCAAGGACTATGTGCCAACTGGGCGGGATTACACGCACCAGGTCGCCGAGTCGGTAATGATGATCCTGCCGGGTGACGTGAAAGAGCGCGTGTTCGGTGTGCGTGCCATGGCGGGCGACATCCGGGCGCAGATTGCGATATTTTCCCAGGACGAACCAACCGCGCGATCGCTGGCGGCTCAATTCATCCTGTTTCTGGATGCAGTCCCAAACCGACGATTCAATGCGCTCTATGCTTTCGCCGGGCAAACTCTTTACTGGCCCGTGCAGGTCGAGTCGCCAGATTCTCCGGCCATGTCTATCCAGACAGATGCGAAGAACCTCACTATTCTCGCCATCGACATCACACTGAAGGCTGAAATACCGCTCTTCGATGCTCCGGCCGTCGGCCAGCCGAATGATGGGAAGGGAACGCCGGGTACCGCCGATCCTGCCGGGTATCCATTGACTGATCAGGTGAATTACGCCAAGCAAGAGGCGCGCGGATGATCCAGATTCAAGCCACCATCACCGGGTACGGCGGGCGAGCATGCAGCCTGTTTTCAGCCTTTGATACCGACGCAAAGGTGCTGATCGTTGGTGCCGAGGCAGAATATCGCGCCCAGCGCCGAGAGAATTGCATCGTGCTGACCAATGATCCAGAAATTCAGCGCGATAGCCTGTTCTCCGATGCAGACCTGCGCAACGCCATTTCCGCATTCTTTTCCCTGAAGTCCGGCGTCGCGGCGGATGGCAAGAGCTCGCGCATTGCATTCTCCGAGCGCGCCGCGCGCGCCAATCCTGAGCAGTCCATCGAGAAGGACGGTATTGATGCGGGCGGGCCGCGCTTCCGTGTTGCCGAGGGCGTGACCTGTGGGCAGATTGCTGCGCTGGCGACGTGCTTGCATGCCCTGCGTGCCGATACCGTAGAGCGCACCGTGAAGATGGCGGAGTCGTTCAAATTCCTTGCGCACGGCGGAATTTTGACGATATGAAAGGCATGCCATGATCGACAAAGACCCGCGCGCAGCAAAGTCGTTTTACCGGGAAGTGCTCAAGTTTTCCGAGACTACCAAGCCTTGGCAGCCGCATATCTCATACGAAACCAAGCCGGACGAAATGTGGGACTTGTCGCTGGTGTCACAGCGCGTGTATGGAAGGCGCGATGAATTCCTTGCCATCATGGCGGCGGCAGAGCTGGACACGGTAGATCAGCCTTTGCCGCAAAAGCGCCTTACCCTTCCAACCGAAGGACAGCTCTATGCAATCAAGCGTCGCACCGGGTTTGAGTCCATCGCCGCATATCGCGAAGGATTCGCGCCCACATGGTCGGCGTAAGGAGCGGACATGCTAGGAAAGATTAAAGGCCATGTTGGAGAAGCCAAGGGGCGCTCCGCAACGGATGCACAGCAGCGTATAGATGCTGAGAAGTCGCCGCGCTCAATAATCCTCACTAAGAACGAGGTGCAAGGAGAGTGGGATGCAAGCCGAGTACTGCATACCACGCTGGGCGGTGGGGGAAACATTACTGCTGACCACTTAGCAGCTTTCCGCCAAAATATACGAATTGCGCAGAATAAATTCAAAGGTTCAGGCATCACTGCACGGCAGGTTATTGATGCATCCTCTTCACGCCAACTCAAGTATGTGCATGCAAAAGACAATGATGGCGCGCGCAGCGATTTGGACAAAGCGCGCAGCGAAATTACTATGGCCGTACCGGTGTCGGCCATGAATGGAGATGTCAGGTTCATCACCAATGCGGGCAAGGATTCTAAGGTTACTCGGCACCATGTGCTGGTGCGCTTCAATGCCTTTGCCGATGCGGTCAACAAGCTCATGGCATCTACTGTTAAAGACCGAAAAGACCCAAAGCAGGCCGCGAACTGGCTGCGCAAGCAAAAGCTGGCTTTCGATTGTGACTGTGAGCGGCATCGCTACTTCCTGAGATATGTCTCCACCATCGGCGGGTTTAATGCCGGTAGGCCAGAGCATGGCTATCCGAAAATACGCAATCCAGGATTGAAAGGCGTGGCGTGCAAGCATGTCCTGCGCGTCATGGCGGAGATCGACACGTCTGGTACGGTATGGAGTTTCCTGACAAAGCACATGGAAAGGCTGCAGGCGTCATCCGATAACACGGCACGGACACAGCTCAAGCAGAAAGAAGCCGAGGAAGCCGCAGCCAATCAAAAGGGAAGCAAGATTAAAACGGGCAGGCAGCGTGCCGCAGAACGCCGCAAGGCGCAGGAAAAGACCGCGATGCGCGAAGCTGTAAAAGCTGCCGAAAAAGCGCCTAGAAAGACATCTAGATCGCGTCAGAGTGATGCGGCAATTTCAACAGGAAGCGTGACTAAAATGCAAATCGCCATATGGAAGAAAGTCGGATTAAGTGATGCTGAAATTTCAGTCATCGTAGCGAGCCGTAAAGGATAATCAACATGCTCACCAATGTACCGGCAGCAGTAAATCGTATGGCGCGCAACGTCATCATAAATCACCCGAATGCATGGTCTTGCCAAGTATTTAGGAGGTCTGTCACCCGTTCTGGTGCAGTGGTAAGCGGACTTCCGACACTTGGAGGTCTTGGCGTGATGGATGCTGAAGATGAAGATCAGATTACCTTCGTGCACCTGGGAAACGGGTTTGCATTGGAGGCGGAAGCATTTTCACCATCGCTGATGATGGATCGGCAGGATGCCAACAACGGCGCAATGAGCGAGTTTAGATTCTTGATCGAGCCAGAGCACCCCACTGGGATGCCGGGAAACTTCGACGTGCGCAATCGCGACGTGATGATGTTGATATTCTCCGACAGCGTGAGGATTGCCTATGAAATTGTCGGCGTTGAAACCACGCTCAATATCCCGCCGTATGTCACGCGCTACATTGCCAACCGCAGCAGCTATCTGGACGTGCTGCCAGTAGTGTAAAGCATATAAACAGCATGCCAGCGCCGCCTTCGGGCGGTTTTTTATTGGGCGTGGGCATGCTTTGTAAACACGGAAAACCCCCCGTTTCGGATATTTCCTCACTTTCATAATGCCACCTGAGTCAGCTACATGGCTGGCGTTTCCAGTGTTTGAACTTTCCGAAAAGGACAATTGATATGACCAAGCGCATCCATCAGGATTACTTCAAGCGCGAAACCGCCGAAGTAGCCACTTTCATCGACAACCTGAAGGACAATGCCGTTAAGGCTGGCACCTTCGATTCTGCCGCTGCCGCCGATTTCATGGCATCAGCAGGAAACCAAAGCACGGGCGTGAAGATTCCCGACAATCTTCAGGCTGTTCTGGATGAAGTGAAGGGCGACGGCGCTGCCATCGTTACCCGCGCCATCCTCGACGGCGTTAATGCCTATGAATCGCAACACGGCAGCGCTGCTCCGGCTGACGTGATCGAACAAGCGTTGCATCTGGCCTACGCGACCACTGACGGTGCGCGTCGCAAGTACAGTCTGGATTCTGCAAACAGCAACGCATCTGATGCGATGGGTTTGCAACCGAACCGCGCAGTTGTGGCGATTCTGTCCGCGATGGGTGATGCAATTCCGTTCGCGCACTATCTGCCAGCTGACATCGGTTCGAATGAAGCAGTTCTGGCAATCATGAGCCACAACGCCGGTAGCACCTACGGTCGTTATGCTCAAGGCGGCCTGATGGATGGCTCGTTGTCCGGCGATTCGTATGTGTCGTCTTCGCGCATCAATAAATCGATGCCTGTTGTAACCACCGGCGCTGTTACCGGCGCGCTGACCTCGATTCAGGACACTGACGAAACCTGCGCAGGCGGTGTAACTGTCAAGCTGTTGCGTGGCCGTTCGCTGGTTTATGTGAATGGCGTAGTTGCAGCCAAGGAAGTTGACACAACCGGATCCGGCAACTCCACAGTGAGCGGCATGATTACCGTCGCTGGCACCAGCTACAGCATCGGCGGAACGATCAACACCGACACCGGCGTTTACGCGCTGACTACCACCCCGGCATTGCCGATCACCGTTCCTGTCGTCGTGGAAGGCTTCATCGACTACGAGCGTTCGCCTGAATTGACCCCATCCATCATCACTGCGGTCAATACCTACAAGCTGCATGCGAAACCATGGCGCGTTACCACAAGCCAAACCATCGACAGCCGCACTCAGATGGCGAACGAACTGGGACTCGACCCCTACAGCGAAAGCGTCATCGCGATTCAGGCGCAGTTTGCCAACGAACGCCATTACGAAGTGCTGGCCAAGGCCCGCCGTCTGGCTGCCAACAACCAGTCCGATTTCGACTTCCAGTGGGCAGCCCGTTCCGCACAGTTGAACCGCTCGCAAATCTGGCTGGACTTCGCGTCCGTGCTGGGTGCTGCGTCTCAACAAATGGCGATCGATACCATGAACCACGGTATCACTCACCTGTATGTTGGCAAACGACTGGCTGCTCAGCTGATGGGCCTGCCGCGTGAAGTGTTCGAACCGTCCGGTGTTGCAGAGCGTCCTTGCATCTTCCGTATCGGTCGTTTGTTTGGTCGTTACGAGGTGTACTACACACCAAAGGGCGTTACCGAGACTTCGACTTCCGGCCAGGTGTTGTGTATCGGTCGTGCAACCGACGTAACACGCAACCCGTTCATCCTGGGCGATGCAGTTCCTCCAACAGTGGTTCCGTTGGCAGTCGGTGCAGACTTGCGTCAAGGTGCAGGCTTCTATGCCCGCAACTTCACGGCAGTCAACCCGAACGCTCAGTCGTCACTGGGTTGTGCGCTGATCAACGTCATCAACAACTAATCGCTAACCAATAAGGAGCACCAATATGACTCGTAAAGTCGAATTGGGCGCTCCTTCCCTGACCGGGAAGGACGCCAACGATCTGGTAGCGAAGGAATTCGCCAAGGTCAAGTATCCGCTGAGTGTTGTGGTTACAAACCACATGCCGCGCGATGTTGTTTTCCCTGAAGTTGAAGGTCTGCATTTGCGTCATACCGCAAGCGCAGAAGGCAGTCAGGTAACGGTGGAAATCGCCAGCGAAGAGTTGTTCCAGCGCCTGGCATCGAGTGTTGAGCAGATCGCCGAAATGAACGGTTACCTGCTGGCGCTGACCATTGAAGAAGTTGTTGTAGCGCCTGTTAAGGGCAGTACCACAACTACCGATCCTGTCGCTAAAAAATAAGGAGGTAGGCCATGAGTACCGCATTTGTGAGACAGCTCGGAGCCGAATCCGGGGTGCAGCTGAACCCGCTGCGCGATAACTCCGAGATCCCGACATCCGGCAATTCGGATCAGGTGTTCGGCATCATGATGCGCGCCACTCGTGGCCGCATCGACAAGCCGTTCAAGTGTGATCGCGGCAACGTGTTCAAGAAAATCGGCAAGGGTGAGCAGATTCGTGTTTCCGCCTTGAACGAGGCTTGGGTTCATGTTGTGGAAGCACTGAACAACGGTGCCTATGAGGCTGTCGTACAGCGCCTGACAACGGTGAGTGCCGCTATCAAGCATGCCGTGGTTAAGGTCGGCTCGGGCGCCGTGTTGACGCCCGTCGTCGCTGCTGGTGTTGTTACCGGCGTCACCGTCACCAATGGCGGCACTGGATACGGCGTTGCTCCGGCAATTACGTTCACCGGCGTTGGAGCTGGTGCAGTAGCAACCGCGACAGTGGTGAATGGAGTTATCACGGCAATTGTTGTCAGCAATGGCGGTACCGGTTACACCGTGGCCCCGATTGCAACAGCTGCTCAGACCGTCACGCAAGAAGTGTCCGCCATCGCGCCCGTCGCACCGTACCTGTTCTCGGTCAAGCATCTTGAATGCTACAACGACGGCATCACGCTCGAATATCGCGCTGATGAAAGCAAGTCCGGCGGCGTAGCGGTATCGAACAACAAGATCACCCTGCGCATCCGCGACAAGGACGGCGTGCTGCTGTATGAGTTCTACGGATCGCTTGACCCGGTTGCCAAGGACGATTACGGCAATTCTGCTTATTTGCCCGACGTGGCTATGGCGCTGACTGACGCAGTTGAGATCAGCATCGGTACCGTGGGGGCTGGCGCAACGATTGCCCCTGATTCTCCTGCCTATGGATACGATGCAAACGGTCAGGAGAAGTGGGTTAAGTCCGGCGTGCTGGTGTGCTTTGATGAAGGCGATACGGCCTACACCACAGCAGACTACATGGGCGCGCGTCAGAAGCTGCAATACACCCCGTTCGACTACGCCTACATTTCGTCCGGCGGTACTCAGTCACCGGCGCTGCTCGCACAACTGGCGCAACTGGCCTTCGATACCAACCGGCAATTGCGGTTCGACATCCCTGGCAACTTGAGCCCAGACGCAGCGATCACGTTCGTTGAGCAGCTGAACATGGGCGCCAGCCCGACGGCTCACCTGATGCACGCTTTCTGGTCGCCGCTCAAGTCCGACGATCCGACCGGAATCAATCCAAAGGGTCATCTGGGCACGGCCACGCTGAATATCGCCTACGCCTGCTTGCGCAACGCTCAGACCAATGCCAAGGGATTCGCACCGAAGAACTACGTTATCGCCGGTCGTGAATGGCCGATCCGCCGCACCCGCATGACTCAGGTGTATATGCCGCGCGATCAGGAGCTGAATGCCCTGGCGCGCGCCAAGATCAATCCGGTGATGTACGAAGTCTATACCGGTGGCGGGCGCTACGTTTTCCGCGACTCTCTGACCTGTGCATTGGTCGAGTCGAGCCTGAAGAAGCTGATTTCGGTTGCCGATATGTCAACCAGCATCGACGACGCGGTAACCCGCTTCGGCAAGGACGTGCTGCAACTGCCGATGCAGATTTCATTGAAGCGGATGCAGGACTTTCTGGCTGAGCTGTTCAGCGGTGCCGAGGCTTCCGGGTGGTTGGTTCCTTCCAGCGCGCCAGAAATGAACGGCAAGGCATGGAAGTTTGATGTTGCTCCCAATGCGGTACGGCCTTATGACCGCATGGATTGTTCGTACTGGCTGCGTTATGACGGCACCGTTCGCCAAATTTTCGTTACCCAGACGCTGACCCGCTAACCCACAAGAGAAGAGGACTGAAAAATGAGCATGACTGAACTGTTGCGCGGGGCGATGAAGCGCCGCGAACCTAAAAAAACGCTGGATGCAGCCGCTGCTGAAGCTCCCGCCTTGTCCGGCGCCGACGACTACACCATTGCCGACATTTCGCTATCTGCTGTAGCGGCTGTTCAGCAATGGGCAGAAACCGACGACCTTGACGACGGTGAGAGCTATGCAGACCGCCTCATGGCGCTGATGGTTGGTATTGCCGACGCCAACAAGGACGGCGAGATCACCGAGGACGAGCAGGGCGTGCTGGATGTGGCGCTCAACGTGGCATGGGACTACCTGGTAAAGCTCGGCGTATCTGAAGAGGACGCTGGCAGCTTGCTCAATGACTGGGATGCGGACACTGCTGACCGTGTGCGCGATCTGGTAAGTGCCGCGTTGCCGGAAGGCGAAGAAGAGTCCGCTGCCGACTTGGATGACTTCGTGTTCGGCAACAACGATCAGGAGCCAGCACTTGATGCTACCTACAAGAAGCGGATTGTTATTCGCGGCGGCAAGAAGGTGCGTATCAACAAGCGCGTTTCCGGCACGGTGCGTTTGTCAGCCAAGCAGAAAATCGGCATTCGAAAAATGCGGATGAAGAGCCATTCGGCAGCGGCCATGATGCACCGCGCGAAGTCCATGCGCATGCATCGGAGAATGGGGCTGTAACAAGTTGTTTCTCAATCATCCATAGGGATATGGCGCTGCTTCACGGTAGCGCCATTTTTTTACCATGAAAACTATTGCTCCAAGCCTTGATGCAAACACGCTGTCGTCGCTCTGGGACGGGCTTTCTCCGCACCTGATCGCCAGCTTTTATGAGGTTGCCAAGGATAAGGATGGAAACTGGGCGCGGACAGAAAAGACCGATCCCAAAACTGTGCTTGCGCCGCTTACTGAGGCAAGCATGGAGATTGCGCTGAACTGGCAAAGTCCGTTCGAACAAGCCGGCCCAGAATCCAAAGCGCCGGCGCTGATGGCTATGCTGCAATCCGGAGCCCTGCAGCCGATTGTTGATGCGCTTACTGGTAAGTCGAAGGAAGGTGGGGTGCAACAGAAATCGAACGAGTTCTTGAGCCAGTTCGAGGGGCGCACCGGAATCACGAAGCTCAACTCAACCCAGGTGTTCACCGGGATGCCGCCAGTCAAGATTCAGGTGACTGCGCTGTTCCGTGCCTGGCGCGATCCGGCCAAAGAAGTAGAGGCCCCATTCAACAAGCTGATGGAGTGGGCGCTCCCGATTGAGCTGTCGAAAGACGGTTCCGTTCTGGCGCGCGCAGCGGAAACGGCAAAAGGAGAAATGGGTTACATCGAGGCGCTGATGCCGTCCAGATCCCCAACCAGAATCGCCATGAAATACAAAGGCAGGCTGTATTCGCCGTTGGTCATTGAATCCATCGGGCAGCCGATGAATTCTCCCATTGACTCAAACGGCCGGTACGTTGAGCTGGCAATACCCATGACACTTTGCACCCTCACGGCGCTCGATCGAACCGACTGGTCGAAGTCAAGCACCCTGTAATAGGAGAACCAACATGATTAACTTTCCTACCCTCCGCACTCGCCGCCTGACGGTGCAACTGCGCGAGCTTTCAATTGGCGAGTCTATCGCTATTGCCGCCATGCCAACGCACTTGGAAGAGGCGTCATGCACGGCATTCCTACGCCGTGCCGTAGCGACTGCAAAGGGTATTGAAGACCCTGCACACTGGACAATTCAAGAACGCATGCTGGCGGTATGCCACTACCTGGCTTCCGTCTCGGAGGATGGCCCGGACTTCGCGCTGGGTGATGGGCGATATTCGGATTACCTGGACGGCGCTGCGGATATTTCAACGGCAGTGATTTCCGTTGATGTCGGGGATGTGGGCGACGATGCATGGAAAGTCCGTCACTTGACTGGAGCGATGGCCGAGTCCATAGAACGTATGGCCGGTGAGGTTGAGGGAGTTTCGGGCCGCCTGCACTGGCTGCTTGGCGGGATGGCCGCGCAAATGGTCAGGGCTGGCGAGAGCGTACCGGATGCAACTGATGGAGAAGGCGCTTTTGATGAGTTTCTGATTGGCAGGATGCGCGTCATGGCAGGGTTTCCGGAAAGCGACTTTGCAGACCTCATGAGCCGGTATATGGATGGGCGCGAAAAATTGCATCACCTGTTCAAGATCGAATTCGCCCAGGACGGGCTGGTAGCCATGCCGAAAGGGGGCGCAGCAAGTGACTTGCCGCCCGCACGATTTCCGGTTCGTACCTGTCTCTCAGGAGTGGCGCGCGAACTGGTCGGAAAACCTGATGAATCTGGCATCTAGCCTGAGTCTATATTCTCACACATCATTAAATGACGCGCTGGATTTGCCAGCCAGCGTCGCCAAGAAGTTCTTTGACGGAAAGCCGTTTGAGGAATGGAAAAAGGGAAGGGAATCGGAATTGAAAACACAGATTGCTATCGTGAATCGACTCAATGATGTGATCCGCGCGTGCGGGATTGTCGCAAAGACAGTGGCGAAGTCGCGATGAAATTCCCATCCCTCACGCTGTATACAGACAATCTTCCGCCCTATGTCGGAGGATGTGCCAATTCCTTTGTGGTACGCATTCACCCAAAGTACCGGAATGACTCCGGGATCCATGCTCACGAATATGAGCATGTGCGGCAGTGGTATGTAGGCGTGCTGTTCGGAATTCTGGTAGCGCTGACCATATCGAGCACTACCTCTGCATGGTCGGTTCTATGGCCGCATGCGCTGATTGCCGGATGTTCTATGCACCCGGTTGCCTATTTGCTGTTTCCACGCTACAGACTGTGGGCCGAAGCGCGCGCATACCGTATCCAGGCACGTTGTTACCCCGATGATCGAACCCGCATGTTTTCCAGATTCATCGCAGCAAATTACGAGCTGTCCGTGAGCGTGGACGATGCCGAGGCAGCAATCCGTGGTTGAACTATTTTCAGTGCTGATATTTTCGGCGCCATTTTTAACTGTGGCCTGGGTGCTGCGCAACAACAAGCGAGGATGATGTAATGCACGTTGAACTAACTTTTATTGATGCCGTCGGGCTCGTTGTCATGCTGATCGGTGGGGCATGGGCGCTGCTCAAGTCGAATGCTTCCCAGTTCAACAAGGGGCTTGACCTTAGATTTTCGTCACAAGATGAAAAGCTCAAGCACATCGACATTCTGATGCTCGACATCAAGCGAGTCGAGCTGGAAACGGCGCGTCGGGACAGCGAATATATAGGGAAATTCTGTACTAAAGATGAGCTACGCGCGATAAATGACCGGTCAGAGCGTGTGTCAAGTCAGATATTCGAGCTGCTGCGCCACATCGATGACAAGCTGGACACCAAGGTCAACCGGGACGAACTCAACGGATGCAAGGCTGGGCAGCAATGAACCTGACCGCCAAACAACTCGCCGATGCTGTCGGATGCCCGCTGGAACGCGCACAGCGCTGGGCTGATCCGCTTAATGCGGCGATGGAGCGCTACCAGATCAACACGCCAGATCGGAAGGCGCAATTCCTGGCTCAGATTGGGCATGAATCTGGCGCACTGGCGCGCATGTCTGAGAATCTGAATTATTCCTCAGCTGGATTGCTGGCTAACTTTCGCACGCACTTTACCAAGGAAGAGGCTGATAAATATCAGCGTCGCCCTATGGCTATTGCCAACCGTGCTTACGCCAGTCGTTATGGCAATGGAGACGAAGCGAGTGGCGACGGGTGGACTTATCGCGGCAGAGGGTTGATACAACTGACGTTCAAGGATAACTACCGCGCATGCGGAACGGCGCTGGGTAAAGACCTAGTGGCCAACCCCGACCTATTGCTGAGTCCTGAGCTCGCTGCGCTGGCGGCGGCATGGTACTGGCAGTCGCACGGTTGTAACGCCATGGCCGATGCAGGCGAGATTCGCGGTATCACCAAGGCAGTGAACGGCGGGTACAACGGGCTGCCTGAACGTATTGCGCTGCTAAGTCAGGCAAGTTCTGCATTGGCATAGCGGGCGATTTTGATTCTGTAAATAAAAAGGAAGGTAGTCATGACTGACATTCGCATTGATTCGTTTTTGATGGTACTGGCAATGGCTTACCTTGGCGCATTTGCTCACTGGTTCAAAATGAAGCGCGCCAAGCGTGTGATGGGGACGTTCTTTGATTACCTGATCGCGGATTATCCTGGGCGCTCGGTGGCTACCGGATTCGCCATTGTCGCAGCGGCCTGGCTGTCTGCCACGTCCGGCACGGCTGACTTGATTAACCCGCAATTGCTATGGGCATCGCTGGTCGCTGGCGTGCTCAATATTCAGAGCGTAAACGGCGTGATGGTGGCAATTGCGGTTGGGTATGCGCTGGACAGCGGAATCAACAAAGGAGGTGACCAATGAAAATTGCCATCGCCCTTATTTTTGCGCTGTTCGCACAGTTTTCTTATGCCGACTGCCCGCAATTCTATCCGCTGGGCCGGGTTGTCGCTGTTCCTGATTCGGTTGAGCTCTGCAACAGCTTCTACGCAGTCAAATACGACGCCGCACGCCATGAGCCGATTATCTCGGTCGAGAAATTCCGCTCCGGTGCTCACCCAGAGCGCCTGAATGACTTTCACCCTGATTTACGACTCGACACAGCGACGCGCGCCGAAAAGGCAGACTACTTGCACTCTGGATTTGACCAGGGCCACATGACGCCAGCGGCAGACTCTACCAGCGCAGAAGAAATGCACGACACCTTCCTATTGTCGAATATGACCCCGCAAGAGCCAACGCTGAACCGCCGGTCATGGCGAATGCTTGAGATCCATGTGCGCCAGATTTCCCCGGACTATGTGGTGACGGGAGCAATTTATCAGGAATATCCAGCATTCATAGGCGCTCATCATGTTCCGGTTCCGCTCGGGTATTACAAGATGATCTGGAAGGACGGGGTAACGACAGCGTGGTATGCGGACAACATACCGAATGCCGATGTTAGGCCGTCAACTGTTGATACGATCGAGCAGCTGTCCGGCCTTAAATTTCCACGATACGAGGTGAATTGATGGGCATCATGGACACGATTAAAGCCTACGCCGCTGCAATTAAGCTGGCGCTCGGCCTGTTGCTCATCGCGGGTGCGGCGTTCGCATGGTGGCATCACGGCAACCTGCGATATTCCGAAGGGCAGGCAGAAGTGCAGGCGCTTTGGGATGCTGACAAAAAAGCATCAGCCGACACCATCATCGCATCGCTGACTGAGAACGAAACCCTTAAATCTAAATTGGAGATAAACAAAAATGAATCTCAGAAACATATTGATGCTCTTGCTGCTGACAATAAGCGCCTCCGGGTGCTGCTTCCTCAGTTCCAAGTATTGTCCACCGCCGGAGCATCAGGTGGTAAAACTACCGCCCCCGGCGGAGGCGTATCAGGAATTGCCGGTGGATGGGCACTACCAAGCCAGGCTGAAAGCCCGCAAGGAGCGCTTGATGAATTCATGGCAGAAAACGACACAGACGCCCTCGGATCAGACACGGTAATCAACTCTTGCCGAGTTGTATTCGAATGGGCACGAGCACAAGCCCCCAAGTAGGCGGGTACGTGCAGTGTCCGAACCCTGATTGCAGGGTCTGGCAACTATCACACCGCCGCTGTTTTTGCTGCGGGAAGCCGTTATAGGTTCGGAAAACAAACCATTTGTGCCAGCGTCGTTGAAATACAGTTCACAGAAGCACACTACTACCGAAAGGGCATGCCATGACCGTATCAAATGCAGCATACTTGAAAGGCTTTTACGACACGACCAAGGCGCTCGGCGCCAAGGTTATTTCCAGTGATTTCACGATGGAAATCGAGGGATTCGAGCAGAATTACTTGCTGTGCAAGCAAGCGCCATGGCCTGAGCTGTCCCCGGCTGGTGAAATTGAAGTGACTACGCCGCTCGGCGCGACCATGTGGCAGGCGCAGCAAGTCAAGGTTGCCCAACAAGGCCAGATTTCACTGATGGAAACCGTTGCTGGAACCATCGACAATATGCTGGTCAGCCTGATCTCCAAGGGCGGCACTTTCAATGCCAAGATTTACGAAGGTACGCCACAGAAGTTCCTGAGAGCCAAGCGCATTGTCGATTGCTTCATTCAGCTCGACAACCCGGATCGCGACTGGGAAAACCGTTCGCAAATCCTGCTGTTCTCCGGCACGATGTTCTTCCATTACTTTGGCGAAATCACACCAGGCAATTCTGGCGATTACCGATAAGCCATGGCAACACTGGAAGCGCTTTCTATTCGCTTCGCCACACAGGAGCGCCCGGCAGGTAATCTGCTGGCGGCTCCTGACGTGCTTGCTCAGGCAATGGCAGCGGCCAGTTTCTACGCTGGATTCGCTGAGATACGGTCGCGGGTAGTTATTCCGCCAGCTGCCGTACCTGCCTTATCAGGAGCGACCGAAATAAACGAATCGGAGTGGGCATTGATGCGCCCTCTGTTCATGCTCTATATTGAGCGCGAGACCGCCTTGCAGCTTGAGGCGTCGCGCGGCCTTGGCATGGATGTTTTTGGCCGGTCATCAAGTGAGGTTGCCGGGGACATCGTGCAAATTGAAATGGAGCTTCCTCACCGCGCGTTCTGCCGTGAAATTGTGACGGTGTAGCGCTGTGATTCTCTACCTCGCCAATGGCAAGCAGATTCGCGGCGACCTGATTGTTTCTGCCATCCTTCGCTCTGATTTATCCCCGGTTCCGGTAACGCTTGAGGCTGAAATCCGCGTCGATGACGACTTGGCGAAACAGCTTGCCGAGGGTGGAATTATCACTTCTGGATCCGGCGACGCGCTGCGCATTGTGAAATCTGTTCTGGCGGTTGATCGTGTAGCGCAGGGCGAGCGCGAAATGGCCGCCGTGCGCATCACTGCCATGCTGGATTCCTGCCATAGCATCGCGTTCGTGCGTAGTCGGGCCGTCATCAAGGAAAGCGCGGCACTGTCGGCTATCTACCGTGCCGCTGGAGCAACGATCAAGTCGGTCGATGCTGACTTCCCAGTGCCGCGCTTCTGCTGCCCGGTTGGAGATACGCCGAGCTTTCACATAGCCCGAGTATTGCAGGAAGAAGGCGGCGCGGTACGCTGGAAATCAGGAAGCCTAAAGTTCTTCAGGCTCGCAGACCTGTTCAAGCAAAAGGCCGTCATGGATCTGCCGAACAATGCGTCGGACGATATCAGCAGCGGGTTTATGGAGCGCCATGAAATACCGTGGTTCTTTTCGCTGAACGATTCTGGTGGCTTTGTTTTTGGCAACCAGAGCAAGCCGCGCAGCGTGCGCTACTCGCCATTCAAGAACGTCCAGCACCTGCGCAGCATGTCGCGTTGCTTGGTGCAGCGCAAAATCTCGAAAATCAACTTTTCAGGCCAGCTTGTGGCTGGCGATCTGATCAATTTCATTGGTAGAAAGCCGCTGTGCATCATCACGGCAGTTCATGTCTATGAGAGCGGAACAGACGGAAGCGGAAGCAACCAATATACCCGCCTTTGGCTGGGCAGTCTGGAGGAATAATGGAATACGGAATCATGCCGGGCCGATACCCTGCAATCGTCAAGTCATACAGCCAGGCCAAGCGTACCTGCAGGGTTGAGATTCCCGGCCTGACGGACGGCGGCGATGTGATGCCGGAGGCAGAGATTGAGTACCCGATAGGCGATAAGTCAAAGGCTGGAGCGCATTCGACCGAGATTGAAATTGTTCCAGGCGACACAGTTTGGGTGGCCTTCATTGGCGGTGACCCGCGCTACCCGATCATCACTGGTTGGAGAAACCCGCAAACTGGAAACTCTACCGACTGGCGGCGCTGGCACCATGCGAATATGGAACTGCTGGCTGACACGCTGATGAAGCTGATTGCAGGCGGGAATTTTCTCATCAAGTCCGGTGCAACGATTACGGTTGAAGCTGGCGGAGAACTTAATGTAACGGCAGTTGGAGCAGTTACGGTCAACACAGATGCAGATGCAACCGTGACAGCCAAAGGAAAGGCAACCATTAAGGCTGCTTCAATAGACCTGAATGCCGGAGCAATGAAAGGACTTGTACAAGGTGATTGCGCCTGTGCCTTTACCGGATTACCTCATGGGCAGGTATCGGCAACGGTTAAGGGGAGCGTGTAAATGGCAATGACAGCAGCTGGGATGGTGGCGAAGATCAAGGCTGCAAGGGTAAGCCTTCCTGCCTCAGATGGTTCTGCTGCGCAGGCAGCGGCGCAGGCGGATGCGATGCTGCTGGCGCTATGCACCGGCATCATCAACGAAATAAAAGCCAATTCAGAGCTTGTTCCGGTCAGTACTGATAGCGGGGCGGCAGGATCTGGAATTGTTGCCGGGAAGGTGATGTAATTTTAGGGGATATGGCATGAGCAAAAATCTGTTATTCAGTTTTGAAGAAATGGGCAGCAAAAGCGATGGAGCGACAAAGAAGCTGGTGAGCTACTTCTCGCGCGCCGGGAATAATGTGGTACAGGGCGATGTTTCGCCCAGCGTAAAGCGGTCTTCCGGGATCAGCTACCGGGAAATGACGCTGACCTTCGCCGACTCGCAGAATGTCATCATGCGCATCAAGCAAAGTGGCGATATCTTCCAGGTGCTGCTGAACGGCAAGACGTTACCGATCAAGAACCAGGACGATCACGTCAAGGCAATTGCCGAGGTTGCTCAGGCTATGGATGCCGGGCGCACCAAGTTCCAGAAACTGCTTGCCGCCATTAAGACCAAGCCGCCGGCAGGAATCCTCACGACTGCACCGAGAATGGAACAGGTATTCACTGAAAAGCGTGATGCGCTGAAGTCCGCCATTGCCGCAGTGCGCGAAGAAATAGCCCGCCTGGCCGTGTCCACAGCGCCAGCGTAAGCGGAAAACCAAACTAAGCCGGAGGGCATGCGCGGCATACCATGCTGTCATGACCTCCGACGCCACTTTCCTGCATATCGAAACCGCTGCACACGGCGGCGCATTCGGGCATAACCCAATTCCAGAACCGACCGAGGCGCAATGTCAGGCCGGTAACTACAAGATGGGCCGTGTCAGTCTGTACGGACTGCCTATCGCTATCGAACAGCCGCGCGGAACCTACCGTACCGGGGTTGATGCCAAGACCGGAAAGCGATGGTCAAGCCGCATGGCGGCGCACTACGGCTATATTTCCGGCACGAAAGGCAACGACGGTGACGGCGTTGACTGCTTCGTCGGCTTCTACCCACAGTCAGAGATTGCCTATGTAGTTAATCAGAACGTAGGTGGTCGCTTCGATGAACACAAAATCATCCTGGCCTATCCAGACGAAGAGTCTGCACGCCGAGCCTATCAAGATAGCTACGAACGCGGCTGGAATGGGCTGGAAAGCATCGTCTCCGCATCAATTTCACAACTTAAATGGTGGCTCAAGCATGGCGACATGCGCCAGCCGCTGCGTGCTGAAAACCTCCCTCACGAAGGACTTGAAACCATGACCAGAAAAACGCAATGGAACAGCGACGCGCTGCCCTACGATCAAACAATTGACCAGGTGCTTTACGACATCCGTCGCGCCGATGCCGGAGAAAGCCTGCTGCTTGATTCGGTGAGCATCAAAGACATCATCGAGGACTCTGAGGGTGCGCTGGCGTTCGATGCTCTGGTAACTCCCTATGCAAAGCTGGAACGCAAGATGGAAGTGCTCAATGGCGTCATGGAGCGCACCGGTCAGGAGGTCAAGCCTGTTGCCATGCAGATCACCGACCCGTTCAGGCAGCGCGGTGTAGCGAACGTGGCGGCGATTTTCGAGCTTTCCGACGGTCAAACCGTTTCGATCTACTTCCACAACCCGGATGTGACGCCGAACAAGATGGCCGGCACAGATGAGGTCATTTCGTGGAAATGGCTGCTGAACAAGAAGGATATCACCATCGTTGTTGCTCCTGAGCGCGGCGAAGACTTGAACATCCGCGAAGTGGCCAGACGCATCATGAAGCTGGCCGAGAAGAACAGCGCGGCATTCCAGCGCGCGAATGGGAGACGCGCAGAGACCATGCAGCGCATTGAGAGCCTGAAGGAAGAAACGGCCAGCCTTGAAAAGGAACTGGAGAGCGCCCAGCGCGAGCTGGAGGTAGCGAAGCAACAGGCTGAGGACAGTGCCGTGGCAAACCACTACTCGCAGGTTATCTTGAACAACCTGGTTGAAAGTTTTGGGTGGGCAGTTGCGAGCCCTGGGCAGTCGGTAAAAAAGGACGTTGGCGGCGGAGAGACGGGCGGCGAGTTGAATCCAACCGGATCGCGTGAGGTTTATGGATCGTTTGATGCTCCCCGTAATCGCTACTTGGCGCTGCAAGTTGGCTTCGATGAGATTTTCAGCATTGATTGCCGCGACCGGGACACAAAAGAGGTATCTGAGGAATTTGATTCCCGTGTGCGTGATTGGTCGGTCAGTACGGCCAAGCCTGTTGCGGATGTTGTTGGAGAGACAGCGCAGCAAGTTCCCGCTGAAATTGACCCGACCGGCCCCGAAGGTTACGCCCAAGTGATGGCCGATGAAGCACTGCAATTGAAGTGGCAAGATCGCCTTGACGCATTCTTCCAGGGGCGCATCATCGATGTGCGCAACGCATTGCGTGAGCTTGGCTGGAATGATGACGGAAGTAAGCCGATGCAATCAGGCGCTCTCAAGAAAGGAGAGTACGAGCTTGCCCCGCTGTTCAAACACGTCGGCGCGGGCCGGAATGTCGTCGGAATCAACTATGAGATCACGGGTGTTATCGGGTTCTTCATGAGCGATAGCCTCACGCTCACGGCCAATGAGTTAGCGGAGCGAATCAACATGGGGATCCCGGCTAGTCTTTCCATTCCCGTGGCCGACCTGACCTACCACGATGACGGAATGTTTACCACCTTCCTACCAAACACCAAGGCGGGCGAAGACGCATGGCACGTCATGGCCGAGAACGATGGGACTGGCAAAGTGCTGACCATCCATGCCGCTGTCGTTATCAGCCAGTTACGCGACAAAGGCTACACCGTAGCTGATAGGCCGACAACCAGCATGAGCGACATAGCTGATGATGATTTGCTTGCCGAGTTGGCGCAGAAAACTGACGAGCAGGACAAGATTAGCGGGCCCGGCAGTTCAGGTGTCGTTAACTACTACGATGCGTCCGACTATGTTGTCGAGCACTTCCTTGGAAAAAAACAGTCCGATGTCATGATTTTCTCGATGATCGACGGTGGAAAGTTGCTCCAAGCAAAAGCGGCAAAGGACACGAAGTCTGGAATTCCGCGTATGACCGAACAAATGTCAGCGGAGGCGGCTGCACAAAATCCAGACTCAGACGTGTCTGTTTCGGTATTCCGTTCCGGTGATAACGAAACAGCTTCAAAACTCCTGAAGGCGAAGGGTTTCACCATCGACTACACGCCGAAGCAGGAGCAGGAAGTGACGGCCCCGGTTGAAGACAAGTCCGCCATCGAGCAGCCCCTGATCGACGCCTACATCAAAGCATGGGGAACTGAGGCAGAGAAGATTAACGCCGCTGTGGCCGCCGTGAATTGGGACGGTATCACTGACAACACAAGTGCCAGCGCAGAAGAAATGAAGTTGCGCAGCGCGGTGAGCGCGGCGAAGAACATCATTCCGGCGCGTGATGCGCTTGAGTCCGCCGGTATCAAAACATGGGACAGCCGCCTTGCCAATATTCCAGAGACGCCTGAGTTCAAGGCGCACAGCGCGGCGATTGGCGCATACCGCGCTGCCCAGGACAAGATGCTGGCAGTTGCCAAAGAAAAACTAAGCGAGGCCGGAATTGCGGAACTCGCCGCGCTGCCGGCCGATGCTCCGCTGGAAGATGTTGCCAAAGCCATTTACAGGAAGCACGGCATAGACGTTGGAACTCGCAGTGACTTCGTTGCCAAAGTCGTGACAGCCATTCATGAAAAGCAAGCCGGAATGCTGCGCGACATCCTCGGGAACACAGGTAATGACGCAAGCCAAGAGATTTTCGAGCGCCACACCGGAATGAAGCTCGCAAAAACAAAGCGCGACCGGCTTGTGCAGATCGATGAATGGCTTGGCATCACACCCGAACAGCGCGCCGAAAAGGATGCTGCCAAAGATGCAGCATGGCAGGCCAGCAAGCTCGAAGAGGGCGTAAAGGACTCATGGGGCTGGCTGAAGAGCATGAATGTGCGCGATGGTGCTGGAACTATTGACGGGCAGCAATACCTGTTGCGCCAAGCTGCCGATGGATACAACGAGGTTGGAACAAGTAAGAAGGGCGCGGCCGTAACTTACGGACTGAAGAAAGATAACGCCCTGCGTTACGTTAAAAACAAGAGCTTCAACGCCTTCCTGAAAGCCGCTCAGGCATTCGGCGGGCTGAAACAGGCGTTTGATTTGGTGGGTGCTGTTGTTCCTGTAGCCGAACCAAAAACGCCAGTGCAGATTGTGGATGCGGCCTATCAATTCTCCAGCGCGACAGACGAATTCAAGGAATGGCTGGCCGACTCTGTTGCCAAGGAATCGTATTCGCCATTCGTTTCCGCGAAGGCAATGGATGAGGCATCCCGGCGCAACGGCGCATCAATCGAATGGGGTCTATTCGGCGGGGCGGCCTTGGATGGCGTGAATGAAGATCAGGAAGACACGGATGATGAAGTTGATGAAAGCGAAATCGGCGTAACTTTTGAGGCGGAGGATATTGCGCTGGATTCTGTCACCCTGGATGGGATCGACCAAGACGGCTATGTCGGCAAGGTAAGCAAGGGTGGCGATACCGTGGGTCGTGTGGATATTGGCGACGACGGCAAGGTAATGGTGTTTGTTGGCGCAACTGGTGATAAGCGCGTTGTGTTCGCATCCGGTGTTGAAGCGATGTATTCAGATGGGGACGCAGAAATGATGATCGATGCACTTTTCACGGTTGATGCGAATGCGGCTGAAGCTGCCCAGGTACAGGATAAAAACGACGCCAAGGATGATGTAGCAAAGGCTATGGAAACGCTTCGCCCGTTCATGTCCGTATCGCAGATGAAGGCCGTTTCGGACGCAATGCGCGGAGAGGAAAAACAGTTCTTCATCGACAAGATGGTGGAAATGGCCGGGATCATCAGCGCCATGCCAGAGACCTACGGACAGGATGGCAAGGGCGATGCTGCCATTGCGTATCTGCACTACTTCATGGGCGGCATGGACTGGTATATCACCGAGAAGGATATGGAAGCCGAGCAGTTGCAGGCATTCGGTCTGGCTGACCTAGGCCATGGTGGCGAGCTTGGTTATATCAGCATCGTTGAGCTGGTGGGCAGTGGCGCAGAGCTGGATTTCCATTTCCAGCAAAAGACTATCGGCCAGATTACCGGCAAGGGTAGCGATGATGGCGGACAACAGGAAAAGCAGGAAGCAGCGCCCGCAGAAGATCCGCAAATGACTGTCGACCGCGCGCTGTTCCAGTCAATCATCGACAACACAGTGCCGGATATCCTGGATGCGTCGTACATCGACCAGCTGGAAGCGGCCTACATGCGCCACATCGGAAATGCCGAAATGGAGGCGCTGTTTGTGTCCGCCGTGAATGCCTATACCGCAGCAGAGCTTGCCGCGTCAGCCACTCTTTAAGGGAATTTGAACATGAATGCACGAGTGATTTTTGACGATGCCAGCGCAATGAACGCCCTGGCAAATATGAAGCTGTTGCGCGAGCTGAAGACGGTTAATTCTGACATCGGAAGCTTGGGCGATGGTGCGCTGGCCGCAATGAAGCGGCTGAAGTTGGCTGCGCGCGCAAAGCAGATCCGCATTGAGCTGGGAGGCAAGGATAAAGCGCAAACGGAGAGTGAACAGGCTGTGGAAGAAAGCGCTGATTCTGTCAAAAAATCGGCATCAAAGCGCCAGAAGGACAATGACGCCGCAATCGAAGCGCTGCGTAAAGTCAAATCTGGCGAGGCAGACAGCAAAGACCCTGCCATTCGTGAAGCGCTGAAGGGATACAGCGGCAGCGGTGGAGGCCTGAAAACGGCACAGGGCACATCGGGTAGCCCGCATGAATACTACACGCCTGAACCAGTCGCCAAGGCGATGTGGGACTTGCTGGATGGCCTAGGCTTCACAGGCGGAAAGGTGCTAGACCCAAGCTCTGGCATGGGCGTGTTCGCGCGCACCAAGCCTGAGAGCGTGGCGATCGAACAGATTGAACTGGATTCCGTCTCGGGTGAAATAAACGGCCTGCTGAACGACAGCGCTACGGTATCGACCCGAGTGGCATCCTTTGAGGAAGTCGCCGCCGGGTCTGATGATGAAACCTTTGATGCGGTTGTCACCAATGTCCCGTTTGGCGACAAAGCCATGCGCGGCGCCCACTGGCGTAAAGACAAAAAGTACCAGAACGCCAATTTGCAGGAATATTTCATCCTGCGCGGCCTGGAGAAGATTCGACCCGGCGGCTTTGCGGCTTTCATCGTGCCGCCGTCCGTGGTGGCCGGTAAAGGAGGTAAAGGCATCAAGTTGCGCAACTCGGTATCGATGGCAGCAGAGTTCATTGGCGCGTACCGCCTTCCCAATATGGTGTTTGACGAAGCCGGTGCGGATACCATCACCGATATCATCATCCTGCGCAAGCACGGTAAGGACAACAAGCTCAAAATTGACGAGCTGGCGCAGCAAAACGCCGCCATGCTGACCGAGGCGAACGTGATCTGGCCTGACTTTGTGGACGGGAACTACTTCAAGCTCGAAGGAAAGCGCTTTCAAATCGGAGAAACTACGACTGGGAAAGGCCGCTTTGGCGAGGTCGAAAAGGTCGCGTTCACCGGCACCATTGGTTCTATTGCCGCGTTACTCAAGCCATTCCCCAAGTCCAGCAGAATCAATTGGGAGCTGCTGGGAGCCGTGGAAACCGCCCCGATCATCTACTCCGAAGGCGATACCCTGTTTTCAGGCGATGCGATGCTGCAAATGGTGGACGGCAAGCTGGTTCCGGTGGAAGGCAACCTGCAAAACGACGATGTGGAGGCGATCAATCTGATGGCCCAGTTCACGTCACCACTTGATGCTATCAACCAGGGATTGACGCTTGAAAACGCCAACCGTGCGCTGGAAAATGAAGAAACATGCGGTCGTTTGGGAAGTGTGCCGCGCTGGATTGTTTCGGCCCAGCGCGCCGCGAATGCTGCAGTCAAGAATCAGGGTGAATGGTTTGATGCCATCATGGCAGGAATGGCAGTGCAGGAATTCGCCCAGGCAGGCGACAAGGAGTCGCGCAACTACGCCGAAGCCTACCCGGAACTGAGCAAGGCATTGGCGCGAGTGCAGGGGTATTCCAATAAGCAGGCCGGTATTGGCGGAGAGCTGGTAGCTGAGGCGCTGCAAAATATCGCCGTGGCACGCAAAAAAGGCGCATTCACTGCCTGGTGGACTGGAAATATTGCCAAGGACGAGGCCGTGGTGCTGACTGTCAGCCAGTCCTATGCAAAGATCAAACTGGATAGTGAAGACGATACCGGTTTTGTGCCGGCAGAAGAAATGCGCAAGGCGTTTGCCGACTTCGACCCGCTCAACGATGACCAGTGGTGCGTATCGCCGGACGGAACCGGGGTAATGAGCGCCGAAGATTACTATTTCGGCAACTATGCCGAGTTCTTGGCCCGCGCCGAGCAGGACATGGATGATGCGACCGACCCGGAGATCAAGGAGAAGTTGCTGCGCCAGCACGCCAAGGCCAAAGAGCGCATCACGCTGGTTGACCCGTCGCGTATGCGGTTTTCACTTGAAACTGCGTTTGTGTCACAGGAAGACAAGGCGGAATTCGTCAAGCAGTATGTGTCGGCAGATATTGTTCTGGCTGACGGGAATGACGGTAAAAAGACGTTCAAGTACAACGGATCAAACCCCGGCAGCCGAGATTCTGCCGATGCCGTGCGCAACATCAAGACGCTGCGCCGCTTCGCCATTTACCTGAACAACAAAACGATCACTACGGGCACTGGCGATAAGGCCACCGATAACCTTCAGGAAGAGCAAGCCCTGCTAGACTCAATCAAGGGAATGGTGCAATCATCATCCGCGCAGTTTGATGCATGGTGCAAGTCCAATGATGACGTAGTGGGCAGCATCCGCAACAAGCTCAATGCTCCTGAAAACCTGCGCTTTGTTGAAACCCCAAACTTCGCCCCGGTGGACATCCCAAACTGGAATCCGGCCTGGGTACCGCATGGCTACCAATTCGCCGCCGTGCGCCGGTTCTCCAAGCGTTTCTCGGGTATTTTGGGGTTTGATGTTGGCCTGGGTAAAACCTTGTCGGCGCTTGCCACCGTCCAATACGCCCAAAGCATCGGGGCCAAAAAGAAAACCATCTTCGTTGTCCCCAGCTCGGTACTGACCAACTGGAAAAAGGAAACCGGCAAAGCCTATAAGGACACCGGAGATTGCTTATTTGTTGGCCTGACGGTGGATGAGAGCGGCGATGCCAAGTACAGCTCTGGCTCAGTTGATGCCGATCTGAACGTGATCCGCGAAAACCGCCATTCCAAGATTTTCATGACTTACGAGACCCTGATCCGCATTCCGTTGCGCGAAGACACCTTGCAGGGCTACAAAGACTACCTGCTTTCCAATGATGACTCATTCACCAAGGCGGTTGAAGAGGGAGCCAACGAGAAGACGCGCGACGTAATTTCAGCAGAGCAGGCAGTTGCGGCCGCTCTGGAGTCCGGCAAGAAGTCTGGCAGCGTGCCGTTCTTTGAAGATATGGGGGTTGATTCGCTGGTAGTGGACGAATGCCACAGCTTCAAGAACTCAAAATCTTTCAGCAGCGAGTTTAAGTCAACCAAGTTCGTCGCAAACCCGAACAGCTCGCAGCGCGGCATGGATATGCAGGCCAAGTGCTGGTACATCCGTGGCATTACCGGCAGCAATGACGGCATCATGGCGCTGACGGCCACGCCTGTGACCAATTCGCCAGTAGAGATTTATTCCATGTTGTCGCTGGCCATCGGCGAGAAAGAGCTGAATTCAATGTGCGGCTGCACTGGCGCCGACTCATTCATGATGAACACCTGCGACGTAGAGAACCGGGACGAGGATGATCTGACTGGCGCGCCAAAGAATCAGCGCGTGCTCAAGGGTGTTGCCAATCTGGATATTCTGCGCCGGGTGCTGGACTCGGCGGCCATGATTGAAACACCGGCCACGGTGGCGGCCAAAGGGATCATCATTGAAGTCCCGGAAGCCGAAGAGGTCATGAGCAAAATCGAGATGTCGCCTGAAGACACGGCCATCCTGAAGGACATCAAGAACGACTATATGGACGCCGCAGCCAAGAAGAAGGCGAAGGCTGCGCTGTCTCAGCGCGAGGCCATCATGGCATCTCCGTTCAACGCGATCCGCAACATGACCAAGCTGATCACGGACAAAGAACTGTACCAGGGCAGGTTTGCGTTTGGGTTTGACCCAAAAGAACGGGCCAAGGCTGAATCTGCCGTTGTTACATTCAACAAGCTCAAAATCACGGAAGAGTGCAAGGAATACGAACTCCCGTTCGGGATAGACACCACCAGTATGAAGTCGAAGATGGTGATCGACAAGGAATCCGGCAACGAGGCGATGGTATTTTACGTCCCGGTGATGGCTACCATCGAAGGTGGCAAGATCATCCTGCCGGCCGTTGACTACAAGACGCATGATCGGTTCATTGCCATTATCGACAAGGCTGGTATCGGGTTAACTGCGCAGGCCAGCCCAAAGACACAGGCGTTACTGGTAAACCTGAAAAACGAGAATGCTCACCCGCGCTGGAAGCCAGCTAAGCAGATTGTGTTCTGCGACGAACTGGCGCTGCATCACAAACTGAAGCTGCTGATTGCACATGAAACCGGCATCGCGTCGTCCAAAATCAGCATCGTGAATGCAAAATCGGTATCCCCCGATGAAATTCAGGGTGTGCAGGATGGGTTCAACGCGAATGAAGACGAAAACCTGTATCAGATCATTATTGCCAACAAAAAGGCCGAGGTCGGTATCAACTTGCAGCAGGGTACGCAAGCCATCCACCACCTGACTATCGGCTGGACACCGGATAGCATTCACCAGCGCAACGGGCGCGGCGTGCGCCAGGGCAATAAGGTAGAAACACCGGTGATGATCTACCACTATGAGGCCAACGGCACATTTGACGCCTACAAGCGCCGCCTGGTAAGCGTCAAGGGTGACTGGATCAACAGCTTGATGGACAAGGATTCTGAGCACGTTACTATCGAAGGCGACTTATCGGCGGAAGATTACGCCCGCATGACCTCTTTAGTTGGTGACTCAAATGCTATGGCCCAGTTCAACGAAGACATGGCGAAAAAGGCCAAGGCGCAAGTAGCCGACTCGGCCAAGATCATGCAGGTCAATGCAATCTCTGTGGCTCAGGGCCGGAAGAAGTGGCTGGACAAGTACGATGGCGATCAGGTCGGGTTCACAAACTGGCTGAGAACAAAAAAATCTGCCATGGCCGCGCTCGATTCGGATGCAGCCAAATTGCAGGAGCGTCTGGATAAAACAGAGTCCGCCGACATGGCAAAACGCTGCGCGACAAAAATTGCTGAATTGCAGAGAAAGCGCCAGGCGATCGCGGATACCATTGTGGGCATCACTATGCCAAGCTATGGAACCGTCAGCGCAGATAGCGCGCCAGATTCAGTCGCGGCAATCAACTGGAAGAAGGATGTGTCCATCAACCGCAAGATGCTGGAAGAGGCTCAGGCGGCCTGCGCCATGCGCGCGACGCAAGGATACAATCAGGAAACCATTGCCAAGCTGGATAGCGGAGACGCCATGATCGTAAACGGCAAGATCCTTGCTGAAGGCGATTTTGTCATTGCCGATGGCGTGCCGGGATTGATCAATATCAAGCAGGGCAACTACCGCGAAAGCGCCTCACTTCAATTTATCTACTCCGGCAATGGCGAAATACAGGCGAAACCGATTGCCGGAATGACAATCAACCTGCACGGAACTATCGGCAGCGATGATCGCAGCGAGATACTAAAAATGCTCGTTGAGTTGGATGAAACTAGCATTGCGGCCGGCAAAGAAAATCTGTTTGCAAGGTACTCCGGGGATGTGCGCAAGGCATTGCGCACAGCAATTCCTTCGTTGTGGATTCAGACAAGGAAGCAGTTCGGTGCGGATGATGACGGCTGGATTGTCGCGCCAAACTTCCCGCTGGTGATGCCGGATGATGCGGAGGGAGAGTTCGCGGCAGCGATTCTCAAGGCGCAGCAAGGTATTATTGAGTTCAAATCGATAAACGGCTGGAACCACTCGTTCCGATTCACAGACTCGCGCTTGCAAGGCGAAAGTGCCGGGCGCACGCCATGGGGCGCAGTTGCAACATGGATGATCGCCAACGGCAAGACGATGACGGTCACGGAGCTTGATCACCTTTCAGGAGACGGCGAGTTTGTGCGCGAGTTCTCCGAAGCCTTTGTGGCTGGGATGCCGGGCATGATCGAAAAATCTTCCAACATCACAGAGTTTGATGTGGCGATGACTGGCTGGGCAAAATCAACTTATCCGTGGCTGACAGAGCTGGATGACGCAAGCAAAATGGAAGAGTCATTCGGCCTTTCGCAGTATGTCGAAAAGGCCAAGAAAAAACTGGATGACGGATCGGTGAAATATGATTTTGTCGTGCCAAGTAAAGAGTTGCTGAGATCGGCTGTTTCCTCCGATATTGGTGCCACCATTGTCAAGGCATTTGCCGACGGAGCAATGAATGATGAGCTGATAAAATTCGAGGAATCCGGTTACAAGATACGCATTGAAGAAATCGAAAGATACGGCAGAAAGGAACTGGCGGACGCATTCAAGCAAGTCATTGTCGATGCAGTTGGCGGAAGGCTTGATGGCGAATATGTCGATCTGACCGGCTCTTCATTCGAAGAGGCTGTCCGCAGCGCGGTTGGCGCCGGGAAGGGGGCCGTCCTGAAAATCAAGCCAGACGACACCATCTACCCAGCGACTGGAATTCATCAAGCCGTGCTGGCCTTCCGCGCGAAGAGGCAGCAAGAAAGCCTTGGGATTGATGTTGATGGCCTGCTTGCTGCAATTCAGGCGCACGCTGATGTGAATACTGCTGCCGTCTCGATGAAGGACTATGCAAAGCTGGCAGACCGCTTCACCGGATCGTTCATGTACCACGCCGGGAAATATATTCAGGTGAGCATGCGCTATGGAAGCGACCTGCAGAAGAATATCAGCGATAAGGTTGTCGGGCTCGATGGCCGCGTCTTCGACAAGACTACAAAAGATTGGCTTGTTAGTCTTGTCCCTGATAAATTCAGCGACGGGAAGCCGGTAGCCGACATCGCTGCATTTGCCAAGTTCGTCGGAATCGACGCAAACCAATTCAAGAAGGGGTAGGCCATGACAGACGTATTCAAAATACAGCCCGCTTACATGCGGCAACGATTTGACGAGGCAGCTGCGCAGCTGGGCGATAAGCCCATGCTGGGAACCTTTGTCGAGTCAATCCGTAAGATCGTGGCGATTCCGGGAAATTACAAACGCTTCGGCGTGTACTGGTGGGCAGTCAAGCGCATCCTAAAATCCAACAGGGTTGACCTTGGCAGCGAAGACTGCGACTGGTTGCGTGACGAATACACCATCACCACTCAGAAGGGCGCAATCGATCAGGAAAGCACTTTGCTGGCTGCGTGGATATTCGCCGAGGACAATACCGTTGCGCCAGAAACCGAGTTTGAGATTGATGGTCAGGTTTGGATAATCGACGATCCAGATATGGCGTAGCCAGCGCCAGGACTATAGCGGGAGTGAGTTGGGCGGAAAATTTCCGCTCAATTACCCTGCTTGGAATCCACTTTGCACGTCTCAAAAATCAAATATTCCAGATCGCAAGTCACGATCGCGTTAACGTTGCTGCTTCCTCCCGCGCCTGACGACGATAAAACGGACACATAGAGGGGTTTGAGACCTTGCTTATTGTATTCATACATGGCGAAGCTGTTTTGCATTGAATCTTCATCGCACGATGAGGTGATTTTCTTTAACCTTGCTTTCCCAAATAGGCTGAATACGCCGCTTTCTGATGCGTCGGGGCCTTCATTGGAAATGTCTACGTGAACGGAATTCATGCCATTCCGACTGCCTTCGATGCTGACTTCGGTTGCGCCGATATTCGGATTCTTGTCTTTGCCAACTTTGGTCGATCCTACCATTGTTGAATCATGTGATCCCGATTCGTAGTACGGCCAGTTCCATTTAACGCCTTTGATTTTTGTTGCCGCCTCCCAGCCGTTAAAGGTCTGGGCTTTCGATTCGCTTATTCCAAGCGCCGAGATAACTGATTCAAATTGAGCAGCAATCGCTGTATTTGCGATGCCAAAGAGCATTAAAAACAATACTGCGCATAGATTTACCTGCCTGCTTTTCATTTTAGAGCCTCGATTTGTTAGAAATTGAACGCGGGCAAGAATATATCACTCAACTGCCCGAATGCCTCTGCTTCTGAATTATGAGCCTCTGGGTGATCGGATATTCAGGGAAAACAGCGCCAATTCAAATTCTGTGCCGCTTTACCATCGTGTCATGTCTATGACCGTGGCGCGATATGCCTATCTACAACGCACCAATTAAGCAAACATCGGGCGTTTTTTCCAAGCTGGGCATATCTGCCAAGCGTTGGGTGTCCTCATTTATTACTCCATCCCATCAGATAAAGGAATCTGATGCCTTCACGTATGGGGCAGGCGGGACTACCATTGCGTCCTTGCTTGGAACGGGAAGACGTGCGGCACGGTCACGCCAGGCCATCTATGACAAGTGGTCAGAAATGGAATCTGACGCAGTGGTATCCACCGCGCTGCTGTTGCTTGTCACGTCTGCCCTTGGCGGCCACGAAACAAGCGGCGATCTTGTCTTCATCGAGAAGACCGCAAAAACCAAGGATGACAAACGGCTTTCTGCCATCACGGATGAGATCGCCGCAGACCTGACTCAGCTTTTCAACCGGGTCGCATTCCAGATGGCCTATACCGGGTCTGTATTTGGCGATGCCTACGCGCGCATCTACGCTGACGCGCGAGGTGTGATTGACCTGTACGCAGATGAAATGGTTCGGCCTCCGCTGGTGCAGCCTTTCGAGCGCGGAAGCCGAACAGTTGGCTACGCAGTCTATACCGGGCCGCGCAATTTCGAGCGGCTTGACGTATCTCAGATGGCGCGGATGAAGATGCCACGCACACAATGGGTTCCGCAATATGGCGTGATCGAAAAAGCGATGCGCCTGGCAATTACCGAAAACGACATTGATAACCTGCCAATTATGCCCTCTATGGTCGGCGGCTCGCTTATTTACAATGCCGAGGAATCCTATGACAACTTGACGGCATCGCTCATCGGTCTGGTCGGACAGCGCTGGCTGGATTCGATTGACGAGCAGATGGTTACGGTCAATCTCGAAAATATGACGCTTGAGCAGCAGGAGCGATTCGTCGAATCGGTGAAGGGCATGCTCAGCGCGTCCAAGACCCGCGCCGACGCGGCGGTGAAGAGCGGTCGCCCAATGATGGAGCGCATTCGCCACATCATCCCAATTTTCAACGAAAAGCAACTTGCTACAGTGGGCCCAGCCAATGGCGGTCAGCCCGGCCGCGCCGGAAGTATCACCATCGATGACATCATGCTGCACGCCAGGATGCTGTCCGGTGCGATCGGCGTCGATCTTTCCATGCTCGGGTTTGCCGATCAGCTGTCCGGCGGGCTTGGAGACGGTGGGTTCTTCCGCGTTTCTGCCCAGGCCGCCGAGCGCGCGCGCATCATCCGTGTTGCCCTGTCAGATTTTTTCAACCAGGTGATCGACATTCACACCATGCGCCGCTATGGCGTCGTGTTTCATCCAAGCGAGCGTCCTTGGGTAATCAATTTCTACGGTTCAATCTCTGCCCTTGAGTCAGAGAAGCAGCGCACCCGCTCTGATTCCATGAACGCAGGAATGTTGATGGTGCAGTCCATGCAGATGATGAAGGACATGGGCGCCACCAAAGAGATCATGGAAGAGTTTCTGACCAAGACCATGATGCTCGACGAAGATCAGTCCAAATTATTCGCCACAATTGTCGATGCCAAGCCGCCTGAAGGGGCTGGTGGTGGCGGGTTCGGTGGGTAAGCTTGAGCCTCTACAATAACATTGCAGAAAGCCTATCCGGTTCTGGATTAACTGGATCCATCAAGTCTGGCGTTGGATCAGTCACCGGCGGGATTTCATCTGGCGCATCAAAGGCGATGGGCGGCGGTATGCTGGCTACTGCGGTTGCCGGGATCGGCGGAAGCATGGCGACAAACGCAGCGATGAACCTGGTCAACAAGCACATTCCGATGCAGGCTCAGCGGGCTTTGAATGTTGGCGCTGGCGCGGTTGGCGACATCATGAGTGGTAACTTTGACGGGGCGGGTTTGCGCATTCTTGACTCTGGCTTGCTCAATGATTTACTGCCCGGCATGAGCGGAGTGGCATCACAGATAAAGTATTGGGGGACACCAACGCCGCTATTTGGGGGAATCAGCCCAACAGAAGCCAGGCGCATCTACGAAGACATGCGCAACAATCGCCTTTCCAAGAAAAACCTATTCCTGATCGAAATATCCAGCAAGCTCATGGGAGCCGGGATTTCTCAGCGGTTCAATATGTTCGTCACCGAGGTCGATTATGCACCATTAACCATTTCTGGCGAAAAGCGCAAAGTCGGTTCGGCGTCGGTGGATAGCGTGCAGTCATCCGAGCCGGTTGAAATGCGCATCACCACAATGGACGACCAGTCCGGATCAATCAAAAGATGGTACGCAGCCCACCACGGCGCCGCCGCGCAAGAGGGCGGAACGGTTGGAGTGCCCGGAAGTTATGCGATTAAAATCAAGGTAGTTCACTCATTCATTACCCGAGAGAGCATCCGTGGCGGATACGAAGACATTGGCTTGTTCAGGCCAGCAAATCTTGAATTCAGTCTATCGCGACGCGAGGACGGATTGCAGGAAGTGCAAATTATGTTCTCCCAGCTCGACACATTCATGAAGGCATAACGTATGGCACTGAAACATGACGCGCAAGGATTTCTGGCCGGTGACCCTATCGACATAGGACGGGCACTTGCTGTCTGGGATGACATCAGGGGGGATGTTCGCGCCATACGGCAGGCAATTCTTGGAGTCGAACGAAACCCAGCGGTTAAAGCGTTCCAAGAGGTCGCCCAGCCGATGGCGCGCGATGCGCTGTCAAAATCACAGCAGAAAAATACTGTTGCTGCATTGCTCCGTCCCAAATCAACGCCACCCGGTCGCGACAACACAAGCCCATCAGCGAAGGCCCCACAAAATACGGATGCGCACGCCAAACCAATTTCAAAAAAGAAGAGCTCCGATGCTGTTGCGAATCCAGCCGGGCGCGATGGCCGTGGGCGTTTCGTAAAGAGCAGCGCGCAGCCTGACGGGGGAAAGGGTGATGATCGCGGCGTAACCTCAGACGAGAGCGCTCTGAATGGAATGGCTGACCGCATTGTCAGCGCCGTTAGTGGTGCTGGAAGCGGGCTGGAAGAGGCCGACCCAGCGGTTAAAGCGTTCCAAGAGGTCGCCCAGCCGATGGCGCGCGGATTCGGCATGCTGTCCGGAGGAAGTGGCGATAAGCGAAAAGAGGGCTGGTTTCGGCGCATCTATGCCTCACTGACCGGATTCCGCAAGGACGAATCCATTTTTAACAAGGCTGCGAACAAGAGCCTGAAGGGGATCGAAGAAAAACCAGAAGGCGGCGATGGCGGCAGCGGGATGCTGGGCGGGTTATTTGGTGGGCTTCTATCAATGCTCGGGCGCATTCCAGTAATCGGCCCGCTGTTGGTCGGATTGACCGGAGTGGTCGGAAAGCTGCTGTCAAAAATACCTGTTGTCGGATCGTTGTTCAAGAAGACTCCTGCAGCTGGTGGATCTATTGGAATGGGCGGCGCGTCAGCTGGCGCTGCTGCCGGTGGCGCAGCTGGAGAAGTCGGGGCGGCAGCGAAGGGTGGGCTGCTCAAACGGGCCGGTGGTTTCGCTGGTAAGTTTGCGAAGAAAATACCGCTTATTGGATCGCTGATCGCCCTTGGCCTTGGTGCAAGCGAATCGATTGGGATTGAATCAGACACGACGACGACACGCGACGATAAAAACGCCAAGGAGGGGAAAAACTGGGGCGGGGTTGGCGGTGGGCTGGGCGGGATGGCGGCAGGAGCTGCCATTGGAACAGTAATTTTCCCAGGCGTCGGAACGGTCATCGGCGGCGTAGTCGGTGCCGTCGTTGGAGATTGGCTTGGAGCGAATGCCGGTGAGCTCATCGGAAAAAACTTCTCTGGAATTACGCAGTCAATGTCCGATGCGTGGAATGAAATCAAGGTTGACGCGCTTGGTACATGGGATTGGATAAAAGAGGGATGGGATGCGGTATCTGCCGTTGCTAAGGAGGTGTGGGACGGAATATCCAAACGGTTCGATCCTGTTCTTGAGGGAATAAGCAAGGGATGGGAGTCCGTAAAGGGCGGGTTTGAGTCTCTCGCTGCCGGAATGGGAGCCGCATGGGACGCTTTTACCGGGTTCCTGAAGGACAAGTTCGGAATTGACATCCCGGCGTCGGTGAAAAAGGTCGTCAAGGTTGCGGGCGATGTTGCGGATTCTGTCGGAGCTGGGGCGAAAACTGCATGGGAAGGCGCAAAGAATGTTGCCGGAAGCCTTGTTCCAGAAGGGCTTAAAAACAAGATTGCGGTTCGTCGCGCCATAGAGACCGGTGCCGATTACAAGCGGGGAAATATTGCGGGGCTTGATGACACGCATACGCGCGCGCTGGTTGCATCAACGGCGGCAACCGAAAGCGCGGGCGGGAAACTCGGCGTGGTGAATGAGGCTGGTTATATGGGCCGGTATCAGGCGGGCGCCGGTTGGCTGGCAGACGCCGGGCAGATCAAGGGCGGCGGCGATGCCGTCAAGTCAGCCATGAAGGCGGATGGATTCACCAGCGAGTACAAGTGGGGGCAGTCCGGAGGAATGACCAAGTTCTTGAAGAACGACAAGAACTGGTCAGGGGATATGAACTACGACAAGTATCTCGCGAGTGCCGACGCTCAGGATGGCGCTTTCAAGACGAATTCGGACAAGTCATACCAGTCGCTTGTGAAGAAGGGTGTCATCACCAAGGATATGAGCCAGGATGATATTGCTGGCATCCTGAAGGCGCGCCATATCGGCGGAGAGGGTGGCGCGGCGCAGGCGGCAAACGGCGTTGCTGGAGCGGCTGATGCCAACGGAACGACGGCGCTGAAATACAAAACTGATCTTGCCGCTGGAAATGTTTACGCGAATGCTTTTTCATCGCCTGCCACAATTCCCGCTACGCCAGTGGCTATTGCCGCAGCACCAACAGTCGCCCCGGTAGCTCCGATGACGCCAGTAATCGCAAGCGCGTCAGCGCCGACAATTCCTTCATTTTCATCGCCGCCAGCGATTGCAGAGGCACCGCCAGTAATTAATCCGCTGGCATCCGGCGGAGAAGGGCGCAAAGCGATTTCAGTCACAATGCCTACGCCCGATGCGGGGCAAGACCTGAAGGATCGACGCATTGCCCATATTGTAACGGGTGGATTCAGTGCTTGATGGCGGAAAACGGCGCGCATACGCCAGCTCGTGAACTCCACAATGTCGTATGGCTACGATAACGGGCAACGATATTCAAGGAATGGTTGGGCACTGGTTAAAGTGTCCGGTCGGTGCTTATCTGGGATCCGACTACGGGCAGGATGCAAAGGCGCTTTTGCAGCGCCCGCAGGACGATGGCGCTGCTGAAGGATTTCTGCAAAAACTACGCTCAGATGTTCCCGTTATTCAAGCCCTACCAGATGGATCGGTAAACCTGTACGGCGTGCAGACTGCCCCTGATCGACTTGATCTGATGATTGAGGTTGCCGGCCAGACCATTCAGATTCCAGGAGCATGACATGCTGACCAAATCAGATTTTCAGCAGGCAATTCGAGATTCGATTTCAGCCTACCCGGCAATTGCCCCGCTCTATCAGGCCGGAGACCCACGCATCACGCAGCATCTTGACGCGATTGCGACAATGTTGGCGATGTTTTCAGCGCAGCTTGAAACCGCCATGGCGGAGCCGTTCGAGAAAACGCGAGACGCTACCATTCTGGCCGATGCGGCAATGCGCGGTATCGTGCGTAAGGCAACTTCCGCGCGGGTTCGTATCAAGGCGGCCAATAAAGGAGCCTCAACCTTCCAGGTGGAGTCCGGGCGCGTAGTGCTAGATTCCGCCGGGCTTCCATACCGTATTGAAACTTCCGCCTCAGTCATGGCTGGCGCCGAGTCAACATTCGAGGCCGTTCAGCTTCGCGCTGTCACGATCAGGCATATTGTGGCCGGTAGCATTCCGTTTTACGCCATCGAGATTCCGGTCGCAGAAGATGGCTCTTTCCTTTGCGGTATTGCCGTTCGCGATGCTGATGGAGAATTGGCTCACCGCGATCGGTACGTCAACACCCTGGCAGATGAGCGCGTGTTCCATGTGGAGGCGGATGATTGCCAGCGCGTGTATGTGCGATTGGGTTTTGATGGGGTGGTCGGCATACAGCCAGCCGATGGAAAAGAAATCACCCTGTCGGTGTTCTACACGGCAGGCGCGGTAGGTATCGCATCCGGGAGCCCGTTCTCGTTTGAGTACCTTGGCTCCCCGGCTGATGCCGCAATCGAATTGACGATGGACGCCTTGCTACTGCCCGGTCAAAACCCGCCTGAAATGTCAGTTCTGCGAGACCTCGCGCGTTACCCATCGGTCTATGACCATAACGCGGTATTCCTCGGTGAGTTCGATTTTTTGGTTCGCCGAAACTTCCCCACATTACGCTTCCTGTCGGTATGGAATGAATCGGCAGAAGAGCAAGCGCGCGGCCCCAATTTGGACAATATCAACACCCTGTTCGTTGCCTGCTTGTCCAGTGCCGGAATTGAAAGCGTTCTGACTGAGAGCGACCCGAGTGTTCCTGTTCAGCCTGCTGTGATTGCGCAAGGATCGCTGACTGCAACACAGCTGGAAATACGTCAGGCAATACTTTCTGCCGACAACAGCTACAAGGTGCGTTTCGTAACGCCGGTTCGCTCGAAGATTGCAATGACGATCAGTGCCAGGGTTTCAACATCCTATATCGCCTCTGATGTTCAAGCGAAGATCATTGAGGCTATTCTGTCAGAATTTGGTGAGACAGCGGCGGCATCCAGACGTGGGCGTAGCCGTCCGCTCTATCAGCGCGTGTACGCCGTGTTGCGTGAACGTGTTGCGGCTCTTTCCTCGGGGAATGCGGATCTGACCGTCAATATCGTAGAGCCTGCATCGCTGCTGAATCGTCCAGAAATGTGGCGCTACGTTGCCGCCGACAGCCTGGCTGTAACCATAGAATCGGTCAATATCGTTACTCCGTCCTGGGGTGGGTAGCAGGCATGGCTCTGGACTTCCAAAATGCCAAGCTCCCGCGACTGCTGCCGCTTGAAGCGAGCTATGCAGAAAATGAGGTTGAGGCTGATCTAAAGCGTCTCTTCCTAGACCTGTTCAGCGCAAAACTCTCCGCTGATTCATTCGACGCAAATGTCCTTGGTGTTGCGCACCTCGGGTCGTTTGATCTGGTGCGCAAGGCCGTCAATATGGATGGCTTGGTTCTGTTGCAAGGAGATCGCGAGGAAGCGGCCACGCGCTATCTATACCGCGCATGGAATTCGAGAAATGTGCAGGGGCGCGGAATCCACTTTCTGCGCACCTATCTGCAAATGCTGTTCCCTAATCTCTGCGAGGTTGAGCAGCTTTGGCAGGACAAGTCGCTTCCTTACCCGCAATCGCTCTGCGCGGTAAAGCCAAGGGTCAGTTACTGGCTATATGGGGTTGGCGAACCAGGACTGCGCCTCAATGGACTATGGAAAATTGGCGCGAGTAGGCCAATAGCGGATTATGGTGCGGCAGCAAGTCGAGTCCCGGACACGTCCGGAATGTTCCTTACCGGAAGAATAGACATTGCGCTGGATTTCAGCGTGAACGTGCGATCGATTGCCAGCCTGATGCATATCATCAGGTCGATCATCCCGGCGCGGCTATTGCCTATGTTCAGGTTCATGCTTAGCTACGAACTGTATGTCAAAGCACTGCTGTCAAGCCAGTTGCTGATGCAGAAAAACGCACGGGTTCGCTACCCGTGGTGCGGCAGGGTTATCACTGATTCGGATGATGCACGCTGGAAACTTGGCATTGATGGGGCGCCGGCCAAGCTGCCAAAACCATTCGGGTCATTCAAGATCGGGAAGCTGCTAGGCGGGAAAACAGAATGGTGGCTGACCAACTGTCGAGCAACCAGCAGTGCCATGATGGAAAGCCATGCGGATGCGTGGGCATGGCGCACAGAGACTCTTCCGCCAGACGCAGCGCTGGAATATTTCATTGCGCCGCCACCTATGAAGCTGGCGGGAGCGGTGCGCCGCCTGGTATCGCCTACCGCAATCGGCGCATGGAAACTAGGAGCCGAAAACAAAATTAAAGATTTGTTGCCATTCAAACTGAACGGCAGCCGCGCTCTGCGCGCACGGAAAATGAGCATTTACCCACGTTTGGGTGGGTTCAAAATCACCGACTATAAACTTCCTGCTCTGTTACCGCCGCGCCCGTCGCGCCTTACGCTATCTGGTAGGTGGAAACTTGGCGGGGCGAGAAATCCGGGTTTTGAACTCAACGTCTTCAAGGTGTAATTAGAATGGCCGAAGCAGTCACTGTAAATGCATACCGTCAGCGCATTGCCACACGCATGGCTGGCGGGGCTACGTTGGCCCCCATCGCATATATGGCATTTGGGGATGGCGGCCACAACCCTGACATGACGCCGAAGCCGCCTTCTCAGGCTGCGACCGCTCTTTACCATGAGGTGATGCGCAAGCCTCTTGCGTCTATCACCCAGGATGACGTTTTCTCAGTAACCGGCAAGGGGATGGTTGAGGGGAGCGAAATGATTGGCATATCCGTATCGGAAGCCGCGCTGCTGGATGCGAATGGCAACCTTGTTGGAATTAAGACATTTGCCCCAAAGCACAAAGAATCCGATGAACGATACGAGATCAGTATCAAGCTGCGTTTCTAAAAAGGAGTTGAAGAATGGCACTGCCGCATACAAGCATTACCCCGATCCCAAGCAATGAGCCAGACGCCGTTCCTGCGCTGTGGAATACCCGCTACGCTGAAATCGACGCGAACTTTGTTAACCTCGATGGGAGGGCTGTTGCAGCTGAGAATGAAATAGTTGCTGCCCGTGGCGGTCAGCCCAGTATTGATGCGCGGCTTGACCTTGTTGAGGCAAACGTCTCCGGAACATCGGTTGACATGCAAAACATGGTTGGCGCAACTCTGAAGTTTGCGCTCGATCAGGCCGCTCTTGCAAACGCCGGCGTCAAGTCTCTGCACAAAATTAGCCAGCAGCAGGGCGAATTCACGATGTACAACTACGGAATCGTGTCTGGTGCGGCTGTATCCAAAAAAGGAACGAGCCGGCTTCTGTCCATTGCAGGCGGTGCATGTTATTTGGAGGGGCGTAAATATTACGTCCCAGCTCAAGATTCCGCATCCAGCGTGCCGGTTGGTGAGGCAGCCAGTGCGACAGTTTATGCATATCTGGAACTGGTCAGCGGGATCCCGACACTCAAGATCACAACTGTCGCAAACCCAACGCCGCCATTTGGTACAGTGACGCTCAATAGCATCACTATCCCAGCGCTTGATTCAGGTGCTGACCTAGCGGCCTGTACATTGTCATCCCGCCTGTGTGCTACCGAATTGGATTACCCAAACTCGGTCGGAACCCCAGTTACCTACACAGTGCCGCTGGAAAACGTGTTGCCGGATACCAACTACACCATTGAGTTCGAGGTATTGAGCGCAGTGGGTTCGCCGTGCGACGAGCGCAGCCTAAAAGTGACGACGCGCAATACCAACAACTTCATCGTAACGCTGTTTTCCGCCGCTGATGATGTGGTGGTGCGCTGGAAACTTTCGCGCCTCAATAGCGTTGGCGAACAGCCCAAGAATGATTGGCGTAGTCGTTTTGCGGCCAACCCAGCCAACGTGAACTACCCAACTAACCAAGCCTACTAAGGAGCTAAATAATGGCACATATTACCCTGCAATCTCCCGGTCAGCCCATTGCTGACTTCGCGGTATCTGGTGCAACGATCAGCATCGCTGGAACAGCGATAGATTGCGCAGCGCTGCAAGCGGACAGTCAAGTTCTGGTCAACGTTGCAAAAGACAAGTCCGGTGCGGTCAAGCTCAATCCTAAGAATGGAGGCACCTGCCTTGCAATCATTCGTATCCCAGCGAAACAGTATCAGGATATTGAAGGTGAGCCAGATCCGCAGACCGGAAACCCAACTTTCGTGCGGACTGAAATCCCGCTCGACCCCAATGCCATCGCAGTAGAACTTTGGCCAACCGTTTAATCATTAGGAGATCGCAGACATGCCAACAATTTTCATTAAAGACTCATTGCGCGCAAGCGTAGAAGCCGCATCCGGCGGTAAGCAGACCGTGCTGTACACGGGAAGCGGACAGCCAACGTACATGAACGTCATTCCGCAATTCAATTTGCAGGATGTTGATGCAGGTGTGGGTAATGGCGTACATCCTGCCTTCATTGTAAATGGCATCACCAAATCTGAAATTTTCATCGGCACCTATCAGGGCGTAGTCAAGAACGGCGAGTTGCTGAGTTTGCCAGGCGTTGACCCGACTGCATCCGCCAACTTCGATACATTTGTAGGTTATGCGCGCGCTTGTGGCGCTGGCTTTCACTGCATCACCAATGCGGAATGGGCAGCACTCGCGTTATGGTGCAAGAAAAATGGCTTCATGCCGCGCGGCAATACTTACTACGGCCAAGATAATGCACAAACGCATGAGACTGGTCGTCGCCAAGACGGCCTCGCGCCCGGCAATACTTCCGGCACAGCGCGCACGCTAACCGGTTCCGGCCCAGCTTCGTGGCGTCATGACAATACCCCCAATGGTATTTCTGACCTGAATGGCAATATCTGGGAATGGACACCAGGATTGCGAATTGTCCCTGCAGGCGCGGGCTTGGCAGAAATCCAGATCATCGCTAATAACGATGCGGCCCTGAATGCTACCGATCACAGCGCTACATCTGCATCGTGGAAAGCGATTGATGGCTCTACCGGTGCACTGGTTACGCCAACATTCACAGGCTCTATCGCTGGTGCTGATTACGCTGCTACGACAGCAAACTCTGTGAAGATTGGCGCAACTAGCGCAGCCGCTTATACCATCGGTATTGCATCGGGCGCATCCATCGAAAACATGGTGAACAACCATGCTACGCCAGTCGGCGCGACCGCATTGCAAGTGCTCAAGGCTCAGGGTGTATTCCCTGTTTCCGGCGCTGGCACCTTGGGCGGTGACGGAATTTGGCACACTCTCACGGGCGAAATGCTCCCGGTCCGTGGCGGCCATTGGGCGTTCGTACGTCAGCACGACCGTCGGCTCTCGCCCCGCTTTTGTACTCTGAAATCTGTAGCGTGTAATCTGAACGGGTGGGCGATAGCCCATCCGATGGAGTGTTGAATGTCTCGTGGCCCGATGCGGAATGAAGAAGTGCCCAGAGTGGGTGATTTACTGATTCGGCAAAAGTGTGAAGCGATGATCGAGTATGGCCATGTTGCCATCCGGCAGTTCCCTAAAATGGAACGACATGTTCTGGGTGCAGAAATACGCACGACGATGTGGCAGATTCTTCGCCTGATCGTGGTGTGCAACAAGCGGTACCATAAGAAGACCACGCTACAGGATTTAGATGCCGAGATCGACTTGTTGCGCTCGCAAGTGCGCATGGCAAAGAATCTCGGTCATTTAGATTTCAAGAAGTACGAAAATTGGGCGCGGCTGAATGATGAAATTGGCCGTATGGTTGGTGGATGGGTAAAGTCGATTGCAGTAGAAGGGTAGTAAGGGTTGTGCGTTAATAGGCTCCCGATCCGTGGCGGCAATTGGAACAACGCTGCGCTCGATGGGGTGTTCGCGCTGAACTTGAACAATGCGCGTTCGAACGTCAACACGAACATCGGCTCTCGCCCCGCTCTTGGGGAACGTCAGAAGCGGCAGGCTCATGTAGCCTGACGACAGTACACCCTCAAAAGGACGTGCAATCCTCGGTCACGGGCAACCCGAAGCCGAAACATTAAACAGGCGGCCCGTTCCAGTAGCCTACCAGCGACCGTTCGCAGCCGCCGCCTAATTTTGGTGGTATGGCAAAAACCTACAATAATCTGTACCCGGCAATCTATAGCTTCGAGAGTCTGCACGCTGCCTATCTGCGCGCTAGGAGAGGAAAGCGCACCCGTGCTGAGGTACAACGCTTCGAACTCGACCTTGAGGGCAATTTAATCCAACTCCATAATGAACTTGTTTTGGGAACATACAAGACTGGCAAGTATCGCCAATTCATTGTGCCTGAGCCAAAAGAGCGGATTGTCGCTGCTTTGCCATTCCGTGATCGCGTTGTCCAACATGCTTTGGTATATGTACTTGACCCGATCTGGGAGCGGCGATTTATTCCAGAGAGCTACGCTTGCCGTGTCGGTCGCGGCACACACAAAGGCGCTGATAAGGCGCAGGCCATGTTGCGCCAGGTAAAGCGCGAACATGGAAAAGTCTATGTGTTCAAGGCAGACATCGCCAAGTTTTTCTACAGCATCGATCACGCCGTTCTGAAAATGCTGGTGCGCAAGAGAATTTACTGCAAGCCAACTTTGGCATTGATAGACGCGATCATAGATTCAACTGTGAAAGCTGATTCCCATGTTGGGCTGCCTATTGGCAATTTGACCAGCCAGCTATTTGCCAACATCTACCTGCACGAACTGGATGAGTTCGTGAAGCATAGGTTGCGGGAAAAGAATTATTGCAGGTACATGGATGATTTCTGTATTGTCCATCACGATAAAGAACACTTGCACTTGTTGCGCGCTAAGGTTGAGCTATTCCTGCGAGATCGCCTGCGCCTGAAAACAAATGCCAAAACGCAGGTATTCCCGGTTGGGATATTTCACGGCAGGGCGCTTGACTTCCTTGGGTACCGGATATGGACGACGCACCGCAAGCTACGCAAAAGCTCTATCCAGCGCATCACTAGAACAATGAAGAAATTTCAGACCCAGTACGCAGCCGGCAAGGTAACGCTTCACCGGGTAAGGCAATCTCTGATCTCATGGCTTGGTCACGCGCAACATGCGGAAGCGCACGGATTAAAGATGAAGCTGCTAAACAGCTTTGTATTTAAGCGCAATCATGGTGGTGTAGAATGTGAAATGCAGACCACTAAACCCATTCTGTAA